ATTATTGTATAATAATAGTAATAACAATATAATATTATAATAATAATAATGAAATTTTTGGAAACGCATTTTGACGAATATATCATTTCAAATAAAACAGTAAACTTACACCCAAAATTAGATAAAATATTTAAACGATTTCCAAAACAAATAAACGATCTTAAAAATTTAATATATTATGGTCCAAGTGGCGTAGGTAAATATACGCAATTATTAAAATCTATTAAACATTATAGTCCGTCTGAATTAAAATACGAAAAAAAAATAAGTATTACCCATAATAAACAAACCTATTTTTTTAAAATCAGTGATGTTCATTATGAAATAGATATATCATTATTGGGGTGCAACTCTAAATTATTGTGGCATGATATATACATACAGCTTATTGACATTATTTCGACAAAACCCGAAAAAACCGGAATAGTTTTATGTAAAAACTTTCACCATATTCATAGCGAATTATTGGAAAATTTTTATAGTTATATGCAGCAAAATACATTATGTTCAGTAAATTTGAAATTTATTTTATTGACAGAAGAAATTAGTTTTATTCCTGATAACATTTTAAATTGTTGTGAAGTTATAAATATTCCACGGCCAACAAAAGCCATGTATAATAAATGCATATCCCCTGCGTGTGTTATGCCTCCACTAGAGAATATAATCAATATTAAAAATACGCGATCTACCGTAAATGAATTAATAAACCAACCTTATAAAATTATTTGTGATAAAATTATTGACGTTATGATAAATGTCGACGATCTTAAATTCTTGAAATTTCGCGATTTATTATACGATATATTTATTTATAATTTGAATATTAATGATTGTATATGGTATATTATTTCAACGCTTACAAATAAAAATAAATTGCACGAGAAGGATACCGCAAAAGTCATGATAAAAACATATACCTTTTTTCAATATTATAATAATAATTATCGCCCCATATATCATTTAGAAAACTATATTTTATATTTGATTTCTATTATACATGAATTTTGAAGACGACGAAACTGTTTTATTTTTATGTTATTATATAATAATGAATTTGTTGTCAGGGTTGTTAAATATGGGTACGCACGCGGCTTGGATTTCTAACACAATGGATAAATTTTCGGGTAAATCGGCGTATTTATACAATGCCAAATCCACATTATTAGGCAGTGATGCGTCATCGTTGAAATATGACGAAGTGGTTAACTTGATAACACAATATGATGCCACCGACAAAACCAGTTGATTATTCAAAACATCAACGGCTCCTGGAACTTCTGCCTATTTTATGTATAATGCATTTGTAGTAGTTGCAAAAGTTATATATACTAATTTATTGGCCGACAAATATAACATTTATTCTAGTCAATTAGGAGATACTGTGTATTTTGCACAAGGAGTTGTAACGCCCGTAGGAAAAACATTTTTTATATTCTTATTCAATATTGTAAAAGAATCACTTAAGTGGGGAAATGAGGGCACATTGGTGCAAATTGCATATTCTAGTAAAGATCCTCAAACTGATGTATCATCATACATAAATAATACGTTTTTTATAGGGGGGACTGTTGGTAATGAGTTTATGACAAAGTATAAAGAATACAAACTTAGTCATAGTAGCAGCGGACAAAAAAATAGACGATCGAAATCATCTAAAAAGATAAAAAATAAAAATAAAAGATCTAAAAAATATAAGAGCTTAAGAATAATAAAACAATAAAACTAATAAATGGATCTGCAAAAAGCATTGGAAATATTAGAGTATGATAATGAGGCGCACGTGAATATTACCTTACCATCTTTAAAAAAACAATATTATAAATTAGCATTACGGAATCATCCAGATAAAAATGGAAATACAATAGAATCTACTCAGAAATTCCAACAAATAAATGATGCTTATGATATTCTAAAGAGAGAAATTGGTAATTTAGAAGATAATGATTGTGATAGCGACAGTGATAGCAATAATAGCAATAATAGCAATAATAGCAATAATAGCAATAATAGCAATAATAATAATAAAACAGCAACGCATATGTTTTCGTATATGGCAAGTCTATTTGTAGATGGGTTAATGAAAAATGAATATATATCGTCTGTTATTAAATCCATAATAAGTAATGGATATTCGACCATTTCGAGAAAAGTATTTGATAATCTGGATAAAGAACAGACGACATCAGTTTATAATTTCATGTTTAAATATAAAACATTTTTACATATAGACGATGAATTGCTTGAACAAATAAAAACCATTATTCTTGAAAAATATAAAAATGTGCAAATATATATTTTAAATCCGTCTTTAACCGATATTATCGAGAATAATATTTATAAATTGGAAATAGATGGACAAACGTATTATGTTCCGTTATGGCACAGTGAAGTATATTTTGATGGACAGGATAATTGTGAAATCATTGTTAAATGTATTCCCGATTTACCGGATAATATGAGTATTGATGAAAATAATAATTTGTATATTATATTACCAGATATTTCATTTACTTTTTCTCTCTTGAAAGAAGAATGCATAGTTATTTTAATAGGTAAAAAGTCTATAAGTGTACCCATTTGTAAATTATTATGTAAGCCTGTTCAAACATATACTTTTAAAGGTCAAGGTATTTCGCACATTATTGAAACAAGTGTATTGGATTTATATAACATTGAATCTTGTGGCGACATTATTGTAAAATTGAGATTTATTGAATAACACAAGAATGTGTTGGGGCATGTAAAACTACGTGGATACGTAATATAAAAAATGCACTAAAATCAAAAACAAATACTTTAGAATTGTCGGATAAAGAAAAAAAACATTGACTAAAAAAATCAAAGATGTTTCTGGGAAAAAATCTAAGCAAACCACGCAAAAAAAATACAAAAATCGCATGTCTCCACCCTATAAAGCCAACGCATATTGCGGAAAAAATATGATGGGAAATGATGGTAATATGTATACATCTACCCCTAACATAAATAATGTTTGTACGTGGAAAAAAACAAAATAAAAAATAATATTATTTATTATTACTTTTTATTTATTGCAACAGACAAAACAAGCAAACAACAACAGCAAAACAAGCAAACAACAACAGCAAAACAAGCAAACAACAACAGCAAAACAAGCAAACAACAACAGCAAAACAAGCAAACAACAACAGCCAAACAAGACAACAACAAATCTATTTATTTATTTTTAAGCATCTGCACCTACCGCGACCTTCTTCTTAATAATCTTCTTAACCGCCTTCTTCGGTTCCTCCTTCAACTCTTCAATCGCCTCTGCAACTTGCGCCTTGACTGCAAGTTGAACTGGAATAGGCGCGGGGGTAGGAACGGGTGTAGGAACGGGTGTAGGAACGGGTGTAGGAACGGGTGTAGGAACGGTCTTTGCAGCAAATACCGTGGCAATAACCGGTTCCTCTTCCTCCTCTTCATCAGAGTCTTCCACTTCGACATCGACATTATTTCCATCCGTCTCCTCATCTCCTCCACCACTCTCAAACTCAACCGGAGTCGATGCAGCGATCTTCAACTTCTCCTTTTCGGCGGGCTTCAACTTGATAAAACATCGTCCTGACAAAGATGCCTTCGGTTTTTGAACCATTGCCTGGATAAGTTTCCAGGTAATTCCGAACTTTCCATTAGCAAACCACAACCCACCACACTGCATTAAAATCGCAACATTGATTCCCTTCTGAATAAAATCCAATGGAGTTACACATGGATTAGTGGTATTTGGAAACAATTTATTATCATCCTCGTCATAAATCTCGCACTTCCAAACTCCCTCCCAAATAGGAAGCTTGACGCGCAATACTGGCGTCTTGGACAAATCAGGTTCGCCTGTAAACTTATCGCGACTATACTTCAACATAGGCGTCCAAAGTGCATCAACTACTTCGGAATTCTTATGAACCTTACCAAACCAATCTTTAGAATTAGTCAATGCGTCATGCTTAATCTTATTCTCAAAATTTCTCATTGTGGTAAAGAACGCATCAGTCTCTTCCGACTTATATTCAGAACTAGGGAATTGTAATGACATTTCATATTTCCCGTTTCCCTTACCTGTCTTCTCATCCACAAAATCACTCGCCCCCCATGTGAGCATAAGTGGGGTGGACATTCTCAGCCCAGAATTGGTGAGCTTATTCAAAATATTGACACTCTTTCCGCCAGACCCTCCTGCCTTTGGAGCTGAATAACGAATATTCTCAACATTAAACTGGGTTCCGTCAACAATAGTCTCTGCCATTTTTAGATTTATCTTCTTCTTACTTGCTACTTAGTTATACTTTATTATATCAGTTATCTTTAAATCAATTTTTTTTTAAAATAATATAATTATAAAATTTTGGAACGGGGATAATGGAGGTGACCATATATGAGGTCGAAATCGCGAGCAATCATTCGATTACAATTAATTATTCACCGGCGAATAATAGAATAATAAAAATAAAAACAATTCAAAAAGATTTTTATATCATATAATATATAACAACACACGTAAATGAATACATCTAAATATAATCAATCGAGTAAAATCACAGATTATATAAATTTAATACATGCAAAATGCGAAAAACAAATACCAAAAATATCGCGAACATTATCAAAAATAACGGACAAAATTCCGCAACCATCAATGAATAATTATAATTGTTTATTTGAAATAAATTATTCCGCAATTCAATTAAAAGAATTTGCAAAAAAATATAAAATTAAAATTACTGGTACCAAGAACGAATTAATAACCAGAATATATATCCATTTAAAATTGTCTGCCGGGGTTATAAGTATTCAAAAAATATTCAGAGGGCGATTAGTTCGAACCTGTGCTAGGTTACACGGCCCGGCACTATTGCGCCGACATTTGTGTACAAATGATACCGATTTTTTAAGTGGCGATTGTTTAAAAGATTTACATGCATCGCAATTTTTTAGTTACACCGATGTAGATAATTTTATATACGGGTTTGATATTATTTCATTATATAATTTATTTTTAAAATCTGATAGTTCCGTTGTGAAAAATCCGTATAATAGGAACGAAATTCCGCAATTAGTAATTCAAAATATATTGAAATTAGTTCGAATAAGTAAAATATTGAAAATCGTGATTGAAATTAATATAACGAATGATTTGGTGAATATAACTCCTAAAAAAACAGTCGAATTGAGAACATTGGATTTGTTTCAGCATATTAATTCTTTAGGAAATTATAGTGACCATACATGGTTTTCGCTATTGCAGCGATCGCAATTAATAAAGTTTTTAAGAGAATTAATAGATATATGGAATTATCGCGCACAATTATCCGAATCAGTTAAACGTGCCATTTGTCCTCCTATTGGTGATCCATTTAGAATTATTAATATTGATTATATTATGCATGAAAATAATATTGACGTATTGCGAAAAATTATATTAGATGTTTTGGAAAAAATGGTAAATAATGGTGTAACCAATGACAATAAATCATTGGGAGCGTATTATATTTTAGGCGCATTAACATTAGTAAATCCGGCAGCCGCATTGGCTATTCCATGGTTATATCAATCTGTTTCATATCATTGATTATTCTGATTTTGTTTATTTTATTTGGAAAAATTTGCATTTATTTAGGAAAAATTGAATATATTATTATTATTATGATGCATTACAACCACATATAATAATAATAATATATATTATGCGTTAAACAGCTTAAAAACATATTGTTTAGATAGTATATAATATGACAAGAACAAAAGCAACCAAGACTTCCTCCCCCGCCACCGAGACTCCTTCTTCATCCGTTCCCGCTTCATCTGTTCCTGATGCCTCAGTTACAGTGACCTCAAGCGAAACCCCGGTGGCCACCAAGGCTCCCAGAACCAAGAAGCCCAAGGCTTCTGTGACTGCATCCGTAGAGACACCCGTAGTAGTCGCTCCTACCGCATCAGTTACCGCAACTACCGCAACCACCGCAACCGAATCCAGTGAGGAAGTTGTCGCTGCAGCAGCAGACGCAGAGACCCCAATTGCCGAACAATCTACTGATTTTGTCGCCAAGTTGCAACAAGCCGGTCTTTTGATCTCCGCATTGAAGGTCGAGTATCGCGCAATGGAGCGAAGATGGTCTCGCGAGCTTAAGGCTGCCCAAAAGCAATCTTCCCGAAGAAAGCGCAAGGCGGGCAACCGTGCGCCAAGTGGCTTTGTTAAGCCCACGCGCATCAGTGACGACCTTGCCTCTTTTCTTGGAAAGGAGAAGGGTACGGAGATGGCGCGAACTGCAGTGACTCACGATATTAACACGTATATCCGCGACAACAATCTCCAGAATCCTTCAAATGGTCGCATTATTAACCCCGACCAGAAGCTTAGCTCGTTGCTCAAGCTCAGTGGGGCTGAGGAGCTCACTTATTTCAACCTCCAGAGATACATGAGCCCCCATTTCGCCAAGTCTGTCAAGGCAGTTGTCGCAGCGGCGGCGGCCACCAGCTCGGCATAATTATTTATCCTCTAAAATAAAAAAAATAAAAAATAAAATAAACCCATTACCCATTACCCATTATTCGCCTGTCAATTTTTTATAAATATAATTTATAAAAAACTATTTCTTTATTTTTTTTTCAGCTCCACTATATTTCAAATATTCATCCAAATTACACTTACGATTTTTGAATGTTTTTTTAAATTTTTGACATTTCTTTACCAACTTATTATAGATTTTCTCGGCTTTTTTACTTCTATTGAATCCTATTTTGTGATGTTTATTGTTATATTCTAATATTTTCACATTTGATTCTTTATACTGTGAACATGGTTTATATTCTAAATCTGGTAGAAAATTTGAACAGTATATATCATATTGTTTATTCATTATTTTCAAAAATTCTTTTACTGTATGTTTACCGCTTTTTTTTTGATCCGATACCGTCGTACATTATATATTCTGGCATTTGCATTATATTATTATTATTATTATTTTGACAGATCTAATTACTAAACACGTGTATCCGGTTTTGGAACAACAAGATATCTAATCCGCTTTATATCGTCTAACACCTCGATAGGAATAAGCACTTTATCGGTTCTACAAAACGGACATTTCGCTATAATAATTTTTTCGCAATCGGGATATATTATTGTTTTATGTTTCGTTATTTCGGTCAAACAATCAAAACAAATATTATTATCTTTGCACGTTAAGCAAACAAATCTATAACTAAAACACAATTCAATTGGCATTTCCAATTCAAACCGGATTGCTACGTATTCGCCGTATCGCATTCGCATTTTGTCTATCGTGGCGCGATAATCGTCGAATGCTATGTCAATAAAATTGTTATAACATACTCCACAATTTTTATTCATAGTATATTTTTGTTTTATTTCTTGTAAGTTGTCATTTTGTATTCCACGTATTTGTTCAACTTCCATTATTGTTTTTGGTATTGTTATTACAAGTTGAATAAATACATCAATTTTTTACAAAAAAAATGTATTGTTGTTATTATTTGATGAGCTTTAGAATAAAATACTTATTGCCATCTTTTACAAGATAAATCCATCTTCAATTAAAATGGGACGCAATAAGTCATTTAATACAGGACCATTTATAATGTGTAAATGTTCTATTTGTCCATATTCTCCAGTTAGGTCATCTAAATTAAATTTATTACAAATATTTTGTAATAAATCAATATTATTCTCGTATTTATTTTCATGTAACCATTGATAAAATTCAGTTGTATTATTATTGTTATTAGAGACATTTCTAAATGTATTAAACATTTTTATCATATTATATAAATTATTGGCAGGTGCATTGTAATCGGTGCCTGATATAACGGCGACTTCTCTAAACTCTTTTTGAGTCATCTTCAATATTTCTAGACATGCAGTAGTGTCATATACTACAACATTATGATTGACTAAACTGAAATACCGTAATACGCGCGGGCACCCGTATACAAACATATCCATATCCTCACTTAAACATGCCCATACAATATTTTTTATGACCAGCATCGCACAAACTTCATCTGCTTCGCCCACTGCATCATAATAAGTGCAACCATATGCGATTATTAATTCTTTTACTGCTTTTATTTTATCGCGATTCATATAAACACATTTTTTCTTCAGTGCATCCATCAGCGCACATATATCTTTTGTATCCTCTAAAATATTGCTGGTTGGTGGTAGATTTTTTATCAGTTGATCTAATTTATAATATTCTATTTCCGCGTCTATTTTATCTTCTCTCCTTTTCTGCAATAGTTCTTTTTTTTCAGTAGGAGATTTCCCGTCGAAAATGAAGATTGGAATTATATTATACTGCCGAAATATCGATATCATTAAATATATATTCTCGATTAAACAATCTTCGCTTTCATATTTGTACATGTAAATACTTATATCCACTGCTATTTTTTTCCCTGATAAGTTTTTCAATGAAGTACGATTAATTGCTTTTTTACAATTCGTTTTCAAAAACATATTTAAATTCCGAATTCCCATTTTTATTTTATTTTGTTTGTTGTTTTGATGTTGTTGTTGTTTTGGCTGCATTGATTATTTTGATTTGTATTGGATTCAATTTTTTACATAATAATAATAATAAACGATATAGATAAATCGTGTTAATTATTATTATATTATTATTATGCAAACCCGCAGTCAATCTAAACGAAATAGTGATATTGGTATTAGTGTTGATATTGGTGTTATCAATGATCATATTGTATTGGATATATTTGAAGTAAACATTGATTTTAATGATGCGAGTTTGGCATGGAGAGCGAATAAAAGATCGATAGGAGGCGGATGTTATACATATAAGTGCCCGCATGTAGGAAACAAAAACCGTAAATGCAGAAACGAGCCGATTCCTAGTCAAGAATATTGCAATAAACATAACGACTAACGAGCAATGGTTAGCCAAGTTCAACGACCGACATGCGCATATTTTCCATAATATATTTTTTTTCATTTATAGATTTAGATGCATGTTTTTTATGTTTATGAAATTTATCTTCCATAAATTCCACAGATTCTAACATTGATTTTGAGTTATAATTCTGTTCAATAAACTTACAAAATTCAATTAGTTTTGGTTCCGATTTTTTAAATTGTAATAATGTTAAATTATGATATTCGCACCATACCAAAAATCCTTGATAATTATTTAATAAAATCAACGATAATACATAATATGATAATACATTTGTATCTTCTTTATATAGTGTATCTCTACTAGTCGATTCGGAATATAAATCGGAATATGTTAACCCCATAAAATCCAATGTTTTTACCATTTGAAAAAAACTGTACGCAATTTCAAAATTAATTAAGAATTCAGCATTATTTAAAAAGACGTGTTCATTATTATGTCCTATTGCATTATGTCCATTTAAAAAATAACTACAAAAGGCAATATTCATGATTTTTGCCCAGAATTCAGTATACGCTTCAAATAAATTAACTTCTGATTTTACTGGAAATATAGATAAGATTTTCGCATGACATTTTTCCATATTCATATCAGAAAAATCCAGTGCAAAATTATGGAATGTTTCATGTAACAATACTTTAAACCATTCTTCATTACGAAATACCACAATTTCGGATACAGCGGGACACGTTGTAGTAAATGCGGTATTTACATGTGTCGAGGTTAAAATACTTATATTGTTATTCGGTAACTGTTTTGTCAATGAAGTCAAATAAATGTATAAGGTCAATGTTTTAGAACATGCTTTAGATGAACTGTATCGCGTATATTCATGAACAATGGTTAACCAAATCAGGATTTTCCGGATATGTTCATTATATATTGAAATATTATCCGGTGTAATGGATTTTTCAACTATCATATGAATTGTTATCTTTCTTTCTAAGAGAGAAAAAGTATATGATAATGTAAATGTTGAATTATCTTCTATATGTTTTTGCACTCCTACCGGGAATGCCGAATCATTAAACATTTTGGATTTAGGAATATGTGTTACATTATTAATTTTTATTATTTGAGGAGAATAAAATAGTACCCCTGTTTCATCCTCTTCTTTTTTTTGAACATTTTGGATATATTCATCTGCGCGCAATAAATCGGTATATAATACTTTAAACAGTTGTTTAGTTTTTTTTGATTGTGGGTTATGTGTGATTAATTTTTTTTCTAGTAGAAATGACATTAGTACTTTACTAGATTCTGTTAATCGCGGCATTTTTATATTTGTATATAATATAACATTAAATTATAATGGAAGTAACAAATATTATTATTATTGTACTACTTATTTTGTTAATTGTTGCGCTCGTTGGACATGTTATTGTCGTAAGCACGAATCCTGTTCCTGTTCCTGTTCCTGTACCTATTCCTGTTCCTGTTCCTGTTCCTGTACCCGCACCCAATCCTGCAATGGTCGGCGGGTGTGCGGGGACGCGATACGGATGTTGTCCATACAGTTCAATAGCTAAATTAAATGCAATTGGATCAAATTGTCCGATTCATCAATAATTTTTACAATAAATAACATTCCATAATAAAAATGTATGGTTTCAAATGAACGACGGGTGTATCAATGGTCTTGACGGAGATTGTGGTACCAAGTTATTATATTACTTGAATATACACAATAGCGGAGTTTATCCTGTATCTATTTATGGCAGTAATGGATTACAACTTTATCCAAAAAAATAATATAAATGTATAATTTACAAATATATTATGCCTAATGAATCGGAATCAGAAACCGAACTAATCAAGATAATGACACATCTTATCAACGACACCGATCCTAAACCCGATCCTGAATTTGAGTATTATTGTGACAGTCCAGTTACCGTAATATTAGAACCGGCGGTTATTGTTCCACCAATTAATTTCATAGAGTTACTTGAAAATATCATAAAATATGAAATTATCAAATCGGATTATACAAATCTAGATGAATTAGCAATTGAATATATTTCATCACTAATAAAAAATAATCCCGCCTATTTAATTTCAATTGAACAATTATTTACAGATATTGTTATAAATGATATCATAAGTATATCTAAAATTCCAAATATGATTTCATTATTGGTACAATTATATACGATACTATGTCCGTTCAAAAACGGATACCGGGTTGGAGAATTATGTGGTCCCATCTTGAAATTTATATTTAGTGTTATCATTCAAGAAAAAATCGTATGCGTATCCAATGAATCGGAATTATTACTATTTTTATATTCATTGATAGATTCATGTGTTGGTCTGATAATGATACAACATAATAATAAAAACACTGAGAAATTAGGAAAATGGGGGAAATGGAGGAAATGGAGAAATTTGTTTGGGTTTGAGTGTTTATCAAATCGCCATTTTTAGCGGCGCATATTGTTCTCTAATCATCATTAAATCTTCCATTAATTCCGGTTCTTTACATTTTTTACAATGCAATAATTTCGCGTTTTTTGTTTCTATTAAAAGCCGTTTTAAATCCTCATTTTGCGAAAATTTTGCAAATTGAGCATCAAATAATTCCTTCTTTCCTCGTTTTCCGTAAAATTCAGGATCAATGATAACTTCTTTTGGTCTAACAAGTTCTCCTTTATATTTTCCCGTTTTTGATGCTGCCGCTTTTGCACGTTCGGGATTTTTTGATAATTCTGTCCCCGATTCCAACGAGAAGGATAAATAAAATTCCGGATTATCTTGTTTAAATTTACTTGCCTGATAATAATGTTCAACGCTCCCCCATCGATGTCCGTCCAATGTAAATGGATTACCTATCCACGCAACATCTAATTTTCTTCGCCATTCTGGAATTGCAGCCAACGCCGCAAAATCTTTCACCAATTCAGGTGGCTGGATTTTTTCACCTGCATTTGTGTTTCTGCCTGGTAAAAATTTCGACGACGATCCATCATAAAATACAAATACGATATTATCATCATATAATCCTTTAATTTTAGAATCCGATAATTCATCGAATTTATCTAGAGCGAGGACAACACCACGTTCGACTTCTTTAAAACTAACAAATTCAGGAATTAATGCGAACATACCCGCATTGGATTGCATACATTTATCCGTCACCAATTCTTTAATACCATAGGGCAATTCCGGAAATGTAAATATTTGTTTCTTCTTGTACCCAATTAATTTATAATGTATGCCAGTATAATCCACCATAATATAATATTCGGGCGTAAATTCTCCGCGCGCCTCGATAATCGCGTCGTTTGATTGTCCACATTGCATTACATTTTGTATATCAGTTTGCTTATATGATTCACTCGATAATATTATAAATTTAATATTCAATATTCGTTCCAATGTTGAAATTGCCCATGTCTCCGCCCAAAAATCACATGTTTTAATTTTGGCTTTAAATTGGTCTAATGTAGTAACATCTTTCATAAATCTGAATTCTTTAAGCATATGTTCAGATACCTTTTTTTCAGTTGTGATTCTATCATGTTCCGTTGTTATTTTTTTCGCAGATTCCGATAATTGTTTTTTCGCATTTCTATCCAATGTATTTTTATATAATTCTTGATATTTAGTATGTTCGAGTTTCAATAATTTTAATTTCTCGGTATCTTTTACAATTGACGTTTTTATTGTATCATATTGTTCTTTATATCCGAAAAATATTTGTTCAGTCGCTTCATTTGCCACTTTATTTCTTATTTTTGGAACGGTTGTTTGTTGTCCAATTTGCGCAAACGCATCTCTAATTGTCGCAAATAAACAATCTCCATTTCCTTCATTATCTATAATATAATAATGCGGATTTTCCATGAAATGTTCGATCCATGTTTCATCCTTTTTTGGTTTATATTTATCTTTAATATCTTTTGATACTATTTTGGTTTCTTTAATTAAATTTTCCGGAATAGGAATCCCTTGCACCGGAGCAAATATATCTTTTCGCAGTGCCGGTATTTCTATTTCTTCAACTGGTTTAAATTTTGGTAGTTTCTCTTGTATTTCTTCTTCTTCTTCTTCTTCTTCTTCGTTGTCTTCCTCTTTTTGCTGTTCTTTTTCAGCTTCTTCTTCAGTTTCTTCTTTTTCGGGAACTAATCTTAAATTTTCCAACATTTTTTTGGTAACAAATACATAAATTAAGGGGTCGTCTAATTTATCCACATCCAATTCATCATCTATCATATAATTTGTTAAATTGCTCAATAATATTTCATAAACACCGATTTGAACAACTTTATTATTTGTTTTTACTAAATATATTGGGAAAAAGGTTATATTTTTATCTTCGTAAGTATTTCGAGAATTACCTATCGCGATTATAATATCTACTCCTTTCACTTCAATTTCATATAAATTTGCATCCTTTTTCAAATCGTCTGGATATACACTTCTTAGTTCTGGATAACTTATACTTTTTGTTTTATCTATTTTTGATAATACCATATATTACTAATAATAATACATATAATATTTATTATGTATTCACAATAATTATTATATTGTTATATTTTATACCCCCAGTAATTTACACCCTTGGTAATTTAAAACGCCGTAAATGCCCAAGCAAAAAAGTCTTACACATAATCAACAACTATATCAACCATATGATCCTACTTCTAGCAAGGTAAATATTTGTAAAAATACAGAAGATTCAATAACGTTAGAAAATATCAATACTGATGGCACTGACACGAATGTAATTATTGGATCGGATGGATTGTGTTACTACAAAGACAGTCTTCGAACATATTGGGAGTCCGAGATAACCGAGGGGGGAAAGCGCATTGGATATGGAAGTAGCCGCGCCGCAGTAAGATACCCCTCCCGACATTTATGTACATTAGCCGATCTTACTGCGGTTGGAATAAATTATGCAAAGTTAATTCGGGAAGAAGATACCTGGGATAGGGCAGAGATTAGAAAATATGTGTCTGAAAGATTGATAGACAACTTTGGAATGGACCCGGACTTGGTAAATAGAATCACCAATGACTTCATATATGAATACGATTCGTATGTTCCGGATATTGATGATGCAAAAGTGTTTATTGATAAATATAAATCTATGTATTCTCAAATACATGAAATTAATCGTCAATATTCATTGACCTATGCTGAGATTCGTCTTATATCGGCAAACGCGTGTAACGAGTTGGCTGAACCTAATTCGAACTACGATACAATACTAAACAAAGCACGCGACGAGATTAATAAAAAAGTTGAGATTAATAAGAAGAACACAAGTACACTGGCCAAAATTTCTAGTTTTTTTTTTGGTCGGGGTCGCCGCGGTTCGAAACGCGGTACTAATAAAAAGCGCGCACCCCACAAACCCCACAAAAAAAGACACAAATCAGTCCGTCGATCATTATAATATTACCATATTACCATATTACAAATTTTTTCATCATTTTATCATTTTTCAATTCGTTCAAATAATACCACATTTCTTTTCGTTTAATAACTATGACTATATGCTCATCGTTATTTTCAAACAAAATAACTTGTTCAATAACTTCTTGTTTTTTCAATTTATTGATATTAATTTTATAATATTCGCATATTAATGATAATTGTTTCAAATTAAAATTTGAGTCATAGTTTTTCATTTGTGCAAATATCGTATCATTTGAGTACAATTGATTTGTTTTTTGTGTTTCAAACTCTTGCAGAAAACTATAAATATCTAATTGCTCATCGTCACAATTCACATTTTCTTCCAATAAAAAATTAATATTCATTTGTACTATTAATACTATTATTATAATCATTGTTTATATCCATTGCAAAACATATTATAAATTTATGATCTAATTGATATCTATACCAATACATCACGTAAATCCATATATTTAAATATTGCCTTGTTTGATAAGCTCGGAAGTGTTTTTGCTTTTGTTTGCGCAAACATCGTAATGATCTCAACAAATCCTTTCCCGTCTATTTGCATCTCACAATTCTTAAATAATTCAGAATGATACAAAATGGCAATATTTTCAGTCATTTCATCTACTTCTGTTTTTCGATTTTCCTGTTTACTAAAAACGACGATTTGATTCAATAGACCAAATGTAATCTCGAATAATTTAGTGGGAACAATTATTTTATTGATGGTTAAATTCACTATAAATAGTCCTAATGCCTTTCTTTTTTCATTATCCTTATTAATTCTGCAAAACTTATCGTATTCTTTATCCGCATCTGCCGTTTCAATAACCTCGAATAATGTTAAAAACGATTGCAGGTTTATTTCGAAAATATCTTTCATTTGTGCGAAATGCTCAATTAAATTTGAATACAAGTCTGCGTACAATTTTGAATAAAATCGGTTATTCGATGCAATATCGAAAATGGCTAAACTGATTTGTGTCATATTATCTGTCATATTATTTGGGTCATCTACGACTTGGTTTAGTATATCCATAATTTTTCCAAACTGATCGACATAATTCTTATCCGTCAATTTATTCAAGGCAGACCGAATTTGATCGATATGTAAATTGATTCCTTTCTTCTGAATTACCGGCGTAATTTGGAACCTGCGTACAGTTTCCCAATCTCCATCCCCGGTTACTTCTGTTGCTCTATTATTTCTCTTTTTACGTCTATCGTTTCCATAGATATCATCAGTTGACAAGGAAGATGAAGAGGACGAATCATTGGTCTTTTTATGAAAATTCGGGGTTTTGATGTATGCAGGCGAACCCACTTGTTGCGCCAATTCGGTAATTATAGTTATTGTGTCTTCGGGCAATTCAATATCAAACCCGTTATATATAATATCATTAAAATCCTTCAACGAATATTTTATTATAGCTGGCATTGGATAATTAACGGATGGTGTATAATTAGTGGATATAATCATATATTATCAGTTTCATTTATATCAATTTTTTTAATATATAATATTCGTGTAATGTAAATGGATGAAAAAAAAATATGCATTGGTACAAAAATGGGAAAACGAATGAATCAGACATGTAAATGTAGTAGAAATGGGAAACGTGTTGCGTGCGGCACATTAAAATTAGTACCTAAAACATCATCATTAAATTTAAATTTTAAAATCCCGCCATTAAAAATACCGGATTTCTTAAACTTTACCAAAAAATCGGTTTATCATAAAAAGAGACGTCATCATATTGGCGGAAGTCGGAAAATTAAAAAAAGATCCAGTAATAGTCGCGGATTCTTTTTTTCGGCGGCATGTAAAAAGAACGGCAATACAATAAAATGTGATAATATGTTTGGGTGGTAATAGTAATAATATAATAACCAAAACAAACTTAAACATATTATTAATAATATAATAATAATGGCAGACAGTGAAGAGAAGATAACGGATCCGGAATATAAGGATGAAATTAATAATTGGGACGAACTTAATATTGATCAAAATTTATTGCGTGGAATTTATGCAAATGGGTTTGAAAAGCCGAGTCCAATTCAACGCCGCGCAATCAAACCTATTATTGATGGACGTGATATTATCGCACAGGCGCAGTCTGGTACCGGAAAAACCGCCACATTTTCTATCGGCGCATTATCGCGTATTAATTTAGACGAACCAACTGTACAAGTATTAATATTGTCGCCCACTCACGAATTAAGTGGACAAACCGGTACGGTTATAAGTGGAATCGGTGGAATGATGCCCGGTCTTAAAATTAAAAATCTTATTGGCGGTTCGTCGGTAGAAGAAGATTCGCGGTCTTTGAAGGATTCGCCTCCGCATATCATTACGGGATGTACCGGCAGAGTATATGATATGTTGCGTAGACGAAATATTAATCCTCAAACTATTAAATTGATTATTCTCGATGAAGCAGATGAAATGTTGTCTAATGGATTTAAGGATCAAGTCTATGATATTTTTCAGTTTTTAAGATTAGATGTTCAAGTTGCACTGTTTAGTGCAACCTTGCCCGATTATATTAGACAAGTTACCAGTAAAATTATGCGTAACCCGGTTGTAATCTCAGTAAAGACTGAACAATTGACATTGGAAGGAATATCGCAATATTTTGTCGCCGTCGAGAATGATGGACATAAATATGATACGTTGAAGGATTTGTATAAGTCGTTTTCATTATCACAATGTATTATTTATTGTAATAGCGTGAAGCGTGTTGTGGATTTATACGAGGCGATGATTGAAGATGGATTCCCCGTATGCTGCATGCACAGTAATATGAACAAGGTGGATCGAAATAAGGCGTTTATGGATTTTAAGGCGGGGCAATTTCGTGTATTGATTTCATCTAACGTTACGTCGCGAGGCATTGATATTCAACAAATAGATACCGTTATAAATTTCGATATTCCCAAGGACGTTCACAATTATCTTCATCGTATTGGACGCAGTGGACGATGGGGTCGTAAGGGTCGCGGTATAAATTTAATTACTCGACGGGATATTATTAAACTTAAGGAAATCGAAGCGTACTATTCCACGCAAATTGTCGAATTGCCGGCGTAATTTATCGCGTTAAAATATATAATAAATATTGTATTTATTATACATATAATCTAATCTAGATGAATAAATTGTTTGATATGTGTACGAATACTACTAATAATAATACCAGTAAAAGCACCATATCCAATATAGAAAAAATCAATTCGTTTTTTAAATTACCGATTTCATATAACAATGATAAAATGGAGCTGAGTGCAAATATCGTGGAAGATTTGGAATTAATACGATTATCTGGTGCCAATGTCAGTACCAATGTCAGCGCCAATGTCAGCGCCAATGTCAGTACCAATGTCAGCACCAATGTCAGTACCAATGTCAGCACCAATGTCAGTACCAATACAAACGATTCAACCCCTCTGTATAAATACGCATTTCAACCCAAAACAAATTTCGGGAATAAGATAACCGAACAATTTGCGCAATATTATACGACAGACATACATTTTTTAAAAGATAGTCAGAAATTATTAAAAAACTATAATTCGATTCCGCAACAACCATTTATCCCGGATTATAATAATATTATTCGTATTTGGGACGAAATCAAGAATGATAACGGATTTAAAGAAAAATATCATTATATCGATTGGCCAATGTGGGAATATTTAAATAATTCCGACGTATTTTTGCAGTTGATGAGTATGTATAATCTGGCATCTCCCGTATTATCTTTATTGGTCCCCGTTGTAATACTTATTATGCCTTTTTTCATTATTAAAATGAAAGGACTTGCTATTACAATGTCAGAATATAGTGAAGTACTTAAATCTGTTGCTGCTAATCATGCAATTGGTAAAGTATTCACGAAATTTAATAGTGTAAATACAAGTGAAAAAGTATATTTATTATTATCTGCTGGATTTTATATTTTTTCCATTTATCAGAATATACTTACATGTATTCGATTTAATACAAATATGATTAAGATTCATGTACATTTAAGTGATATTAAGAATTATATTGGTCACACTATTGCAAATATGCGAAATTTATTGGGATACAGTGATAATTTGAATACATATTTAGAATTCAATATGGCAGTGTTGACCAAAATAAATACGTTATCTGCATTCAAAGATAGATTGGATATTATTATACCTTATAAATTATCCCCTGCTAAAATTAGTGGATTAGGGCATGTATTAAAATGCTTTTATGAATTGTATGATAGTAAAGTATGCGAAGAATGTATGATGTATTCATTTGGATTTAATGGATATATTGATAACATTGAAGGATTTATTGAACATATGAATAATAAACGTATTAATTGTGTGAAATTTATAGCGGCGCCCTCATCTTCCTCCTCTAAAAATAAAAAATGCAGAAATACGGTATTTAAGAAATCATATTATCCCGCACTTATTAATGCTGATCCGGTCAAAAATACATGTAAATTGAAAAAGAATATGATTATTACCGGCCCTAATGCTTCGGGGAAAACAACGATATTAAAAACCACGTTAATTAATGTTATTATTACGCAGCAAATGGGATGCGGATTTTATGATACTGGATCAACTATTTCGCCGTATAAATATATCCATTGTTATTTGAATATTCCGGATACATCGGGTCGCGATTCATTATTTCAAGCAGAATCGCGACGATGTAAAGAAATATTGGATATTATTAAAGATAATAATAAAGATACCCATTTTTGTGTATTTGATGAATTGTATTCGGGAACAAATCCAGAAGAAGCGGTTATGAGCGCAAGTGCATTTATGGCTTATTTGGTCAAGAATGATAGGATAACGTGCATTTTAACTACCCATTTTAATAAATTATGCGAGCATTTAGAGAAAAATGTGTGGGTCAAGAATTTTCATATGGACTGCGTAGTGGACTGCGTAGTGGACTGTGCAAAGGACAGTGCAAAGGACAGTGCAAAGGACTGTGCAAAGGACAGTGCAAAGGACCGTGATAGCAATAATAATTTTACATATACTTATAAATTGAAAGAAGGGATTTCAAATGTTCATGGTGGAATTAAAATATTGAGGGATATGGATTATCCGCAAGAAATTATTGATAATGCAAATGCACTAAGACGTGATGATTATACAATAATCGATTAGTTATACGTTATACTGAAAATATAATTATATTTGTCTTTTGTAATATGATGTCATTATCCAATTTATTTACGCCTTCAACTATTATTTGTTTAGGAATAACTCTTCTTCTTGTTGGATTACTTGGAATGTATTTCATGGGAAAATTTATTACTCAAGATCATAAAATATCGTCGATGTTTGGTCTAGTTTCATCCATGGCGGAAGAAATGCATTTCATGCGAGAAAAGATCCAAACGGTTAAATTCGGCGGATCTACCGGAACCCCCTCTAATATAATAAATACCTCGTTTCCGTTTATGCAAGAAAAAAATGAAGAAATTGTCGCATCGTCAAATAACGATTTGATTTCTGTTTCTGATGACGATGATGATGACAGCGTCAGTTCTGAGGACAGTTCCAGTTCCGAGGACAGTTCCAATTCCAATGTCCAATCCAGTATCCAATCCAATGTCGGTTCCAGTAAAATCGATATTGATGAAGGGGTCAATGATTCGCCATCGAATATTAAAATAATTAATATCGGGGAAACATTTATTACACAAAATAGTGGCAATGATGTTAATGATGTCGAGGAATTGAATGATTCGGGGTTGAGTTCAGATTCCAGTGATAATGATGACGATGACGATTTGGATGACGATGGTGCTGATAATGATATAGAAATTCACGAGATCGAGTTGTCAAATAGCGACGAATTATTAATTAATCGAGATATGTTGAAAACTATTAATATTAATATTGCAGCACAACAATCGATTGATGGTGATAATCACGGCACTAATAATAATAATAATAATAGTACAAGCACCATAGATTATAAAAAGATGTCGGTGAATCAATTAAGAACTGTTGCGACTGGAAAAGGATTAATTGCCCAAAATTCGAATAAACTTAAGAAGGAAGATCTTTTGAAATTGTTGGCGTAATTTGTAATTGTAATTTAGTATAAAAAATATATCATATAATATTTTATCTAATAAGATATTATAATCATGGCAAATTGGGGTACGTGTTATAGTGGTTCTAATAATATTCATTTTAATTTCCCACCTATCATGGCAGATGGTCGAAATTATGCAACATGGCAGCCTGAAGCAGTAGTGAATAAACGTATCCAACAACAAGAGAATATTCATACTAATTGGCAATATAGACAGTATATGACAAATAACGGAATCCAGATTATGAAATATAATAATGCCGAAGCATGTTACGATTTAGGATTAAGTCCTCATACTTTAACCAATAATACTCCTGCTTCAAATGTTCCTTATTTGTTTAAGAATTCTTATGATACAAATAGTCCCGGATACGGATACCAAACGAGTAATCTTAAGACTGAATATTTGTCTAGAGAACAATTACATGCAAGAATGATCTCGCCAAGTATTTCAGTTACTACTTATACACCATCATCATCTAAATAAACACCGCTTTCTCGATCTTTTTGTTTTTCTTGATCTTTTTGTTTTTTTGGATCTTTTTGTTTTTCCAAGTCTAGATTTTTTACCACCGCTTTGATAACATCCTGCAAAATTATATTGTTTACCTGTCGGGTCTATTACAGGAATACACTTCTCATATGCAGTTTCAAACAATTCGCGTTGCTCTTCTAGCCGTTTTATTTGTTCAATATCATGTCTATTTAATTCAGACTCATCAATATCAGGGGTTTCACCAAACAATTTGCCAGATAAATTCGAATTATATACGATTTGCCCATGTTTATTTAATGGCAAGACAAATTGTCTTTCACCCCAAGATGCATCCACCTCTACTGGGATATACCTACTAATATCTGTACCAAATATATTTATCGGCAATTCGTTGCCGTCTTTATCATATAAGTGTCTATACTTATTTGGTTGAGTTTTATGGTTGCCGTATCGGCTATAATGTATGACGGCTACATTATCTACCTCATCTATTACCGGAACTAATTCATCATTGGAATTTTTAAAAAATACTGGAATATATGGTGCATCCTGAGTCGTAATACTTTGTCCAGTACTTGCAAAACGATATTGTGTTATACCATTAATTTTAAGTCTATTTGGCATTTGTAATTTCAATTGTTTATGGGGCATTTCATTGTGCGATGATGTATGAGACGGTCCCAATGGTTCAAATATGGTTCGGGACCGTTTAAGGGAGTAGTGGTCTGTCGTCATATATTATATTTAGAAAATATCTGTATAAATATAATTTAAGCAAAATAAACAACACATGAAAATATTAAGTATTGATGTGGGTATTAAAAATCTCGCCTATTGTTTATTTGAAATTGATTATGCGCAACAACCAAAAATTGTAAAATGGAATTCAATTGATTTGACGCAAACTGATCAAAATCAAGAGCCAATATATTGCCAGGAAATAAAAATAGGCAAAATATGCAAAACAACTAAAGAGAAATGTTGTAAATTGGCTAAATATATATATTGTAGTAAATATTATTGTGTGGTTCATGCAAAAAAAACAGACCATATCATTCCATCCAATAAAACAACAGTTGCCGCAATAAATAAATTAAAAGTACAAATGCTACACGATTTAGCATTGAAATATAACATGGAATATTCAAAAACAACTATTAAGAAACCGGAATTAGTGACATTATTAAATGAATTCATTAAACAAAACAGTTTTTTGACCACATTGTCATCCACAACACCAATTAACGCATCTAAATTGGATTTAGTTACCATTGGACGAAATATCCAAATAAAATTCAATGAAATGCTACAAGATATTGATATATCGACAATCAGTACAGTTATTATTGAAAATCAAATTAGTCCTATTGCAAATAGAATGAAAACTATACAGGGAATGATCGCGCAATATTTTATCATGACAAATAATAATATTAAAATCGATTTTGTTTCCGCCGCCAATAAATTGAAAACGGGTACTTCCGGTACTTGTCTCACCTCTGGTAATATTGGCATTGGCATTGGCACTGACATTGGCACTGGCATTGGCACTGGCATTGGCACTGGCATTGGCACTGGCATTGGCACTGACATTGGCACTAACACTGGTTCAAGTGATATTACCATAACATCATATAAAAATCGCAAAAAGGCGGGAATTCAAATGTGTTTAGAACATATTATTCACGATTTACATTGGCATACCTTTTTCATGGCACATAATAAAAAGGATGATCTAGCAGATTCATTTTTACAAGGAATATGGTACATCAATAGTAAAATCACGGTATCATAATATACTTTCAATTCGTACAACTTAAATATAATTATTCTATTTAAGTTATAACAATAGTAATGGATCATGAAATTATCGATATTTCGAGTATACAATTAAATGACGGGCCGCAATTAAAATCATCTAATTTTGGTGGAGGAATTGAACTTCTCATGAATGATAGAAAGACGGGTAGCAGTGGCAGTGGCAGTGGCAGTGGCGGTGGAGGTATGTCTAGCGATATTAATTTAGATGATTTGACTAATCTAGAGAATGAATTGAATGATTTAGTTGATACAACCAGTCGATCAACTTACGAATCGAAATCAGATATGTTTACCAAGAAACTGTCATTTGATACTAATCCCAGTACTAGTAATAACGTGAGATTCGATGACGGCCCGTCAATAAATTTAGGACAAGCTACTGCCGAAAATGGAGGAGAAGGTCAAACATCATGGGATGGATACGGTAAATTCAATAATATTCCATTAAATCCGGATAAAGCCGTTCCGTCTCAACCCCAAATGAATAAAGAGGAATTATTAAGAGAAAAATTCAAGTTTTTGCGAAAGTTGGAGTCACTTGAAAGTAAAGGTGTGAATCTAACCAAAAAGTATTCCATGGAATCGCCACTTGCAGAAATGCAAGGGGAATATGAAATGATTATGGAAGAAAAGGCAAAACAAAATTCCGTGAAATTTCAAGGAAATATGCTTATGGCGGCAATTAACGCTCTTGAATTCTTGAATAACCGATTTGATCCGTTCGATATTAAAATCGATGGATGGAGCGAACAAGTAGGTGAAAATATGACGGATTATGATGATGTGTTTGCTGAATTGCATGATAAGTATAAGAGCAAAGCATCGATGGCGCCTGAATTGAAATTGCTTTTCCAATTAGGCGGAAGTGCAATGATGGTTCATATGACAAACACCATGTTCAAATCTGCCATGCCAGGAATGGATGATATTTTACGACAAAATCCTGATTTGATGCGACAATTTCAGACGGCAGCAGTAAATACAATGGGACAATCTAGTCCTGGATTTTCGGGGTTTATGAATGGAGTAATGAATCCAGGAGATTCACAAATGGGAAATCGTCCTCCTCCGCCACCTTTAGCCACTCAAGGTCCTGGCGCACCACAAATGTCCGCAAATCGAGCGGGAAATAATAATGGCGGCAGTGCTCGTGCTAGTGCCAGTGCTAGTAGTAGTGCTAGTAGTAGTGCTAGTAGTAGTGCTAGTAGTAGTGCAGGTATGAATAGACCCGATTTAGTTAGAGGTCGTGGATTTAATGATGGGATAAATATTCGCGAAAATGATGCAACTCGTCGCCCTGAAATGAAGGGGCCAAGCGATATTACCGATATTTTGTCTGGTCTGAAGACAAAGACTATTAATATTCAAGAAGCCGCACCTCAAAATGACGGAAATAGTAGTACCATTAGTATTTCAGATTTGAAAGAGTTACAGAATGACGGGAATGTCCCAAAACGCAGTAAGCGTCGTCCCACATCTAATAAAAATACAGTTAGTTTAGATATTTAGATTTATATTTATTATTATTATCGTCGCATAATATAATAATAAATTCATTCACCATAAAATAAATGTCATCTAGTGCTAGTCCTAGAGGTGCACCACCACCACCACCACCACCACCACCACCGCCGCCACCGCCAGGAGTAGCAGCAGGAGTAGCAGCACAGCAGCCAGTAGCACGGCAGCCAGTAGTAGCAGTACAGATTAATAATCCAACCGGATTAGTAGTTACATTATATACAAATATTAAAGGATACGAAAAACTTAAATTAGAACCATCGTTGGTTGGTGTAACTAATGCAAACAGTCAAATTGTTTTGTTTGATCCATCTATAAAATTAATTTCGGAAATGGTAAATGCATTATCCACACATACAATAAGTAGTCGCATTAAATCTAGTTTTGGATATAGAGACCGCGACAGTTCAGATAAATTAATTGATAAATATAAAGATGTTAAACGGCAATTTTTTAATTCTGAAATGTTCAAGGAATTAAATCGGGCAACTGAAGATTCATATATGTATAGAACAGGTGGACGGGTTATTGATTATACCAATGCGTTATCTGACGGAATTGTCGGTAATAATATTAAAATTACATTAGATGCGTTAATTGGGCCAAATAATATCGTATTTCTTGGCGGACATCCATATACTATATTTTCATATAAAATTAATCCCGACACCAAATTCACGCCCTACAATCAATCCATTCAGATTAGCAGTTCAACCCATAATTCGAATGCGGTTGATGCAGTTGATACTGAAATATTACAAGCATTTTTTAAACAATATTACAAATTATGGAAACAATGGACTGATGGTGATGAGCGCGAGTTTAATAATGAAATACGCGGGATACGAGTACTCGATAACAGTGACAGACAATATAATGGATTTATTGATTCTGTTGTAATGGGTGCACCCGCAAAAATAAATAAAAATAGACTTAAACAAGGTTTACTCAACACATCAATTGAATATAAAAATAATGAAGGGTTATGTCAGCATATTAAAGATACATATCAAATAAGTGTAATAATAATTGCCAAAACTGGCATTACTATCAAAATTACTCCTACCGCGTCAATCGATACGGGTACCTGGACTCATTATATGTTTTTATATTGTGATCACGATCAACAAAGTGAACAATATAAATTAATAGATTTTAATGGAGTATCGCTATTTAAAATTGACCAAACTGAGCCTCCCGATTTTATTATATTATTTATATATTTATGGTGGGTTAGAAATTCCTCGGTATATACACCATACAATATTTTATTCTATGATAAATTTGACAAGATACGCGAGCAGACAGGGGTAAATGCAGATACGGTAAATATGCAAAAGTATTTTACCACACACACAAGACGCTCCCAATTCAATTTACCTGGTTCGAGAAATCAACCGACGTATAAAAAAGCATGGGTTCTTAATATTAATATTAATATAGATTTATACCCCGGTGAAACAATCCCAATAGCTAAACGACCGGTATTATTATGTGATAAAAAATCGGACAATATATCCAAATTATGGCACGAGGTATTGGGTAAAGATGCAAAATCTTATAGTCGGTCTACTATAAATCCACAAAATATTAAACCGATCGTCGGCGCAAATAAAGGGAAAAGTCGTCTTGCCCGCATTTACGGCAGTAGTAGTAGCGATTATAATAGTAGTAGTAGTAGTAGTAGTAGCGATTATAATAATAGCAATAATACCATAACTAAAAATTGGATGCAGCGGCAACGTAATAATAATAATACTAATATGTTTGGTGGCGGTAAAAAAACAAGAAAAAATAATAAAACAAGAAAATCAAAACATAAAATCAAAAATAAAACTAAAAATCTTCGTCGAAAGAAATCGTTTCACTAGTATAATCAACTACGGTCCCTACTTTACTCAATGCATATTCGGATACACGTTTCTCGAAAAAATTGGTTTTTCCTTGCAATGAAATCATATCCATCCAATCAAACGGATTTATAATATTAAACTTTTTGTTATAGCCCAATGAAACTAATAACCGGTCTGCACAAAATTTAATATATTCACACATTTGCGATGAATTCATACCAATAAGTTCGACAGGGATAGCATCTCGAATAAATTCACATTCTACGGTTACTGCATCAACTATTATATTATGCACGACATTTTCCGTTAATTTGTTTTGTAGTTTTGAATATAATAATGCTGCAAATTCGCAGTGCATCCCTTCATCACGCGAAATCAATTCGTTTGAAAATGCTAGTCCTGGCATTAATCCGCGTTTCTTTAACCAAAATATCGCACAAAACGCCCCACTGAAAAAGATTCCTTCCACCACCGAAAAGGCAACCAACCGTTCTGCGAATGACGCGGTAGCGCGATTACACCATTTCAATGCCCATGTTGCTTTTTTTTCTATACACGGAATTGTCGTAATTGCATTTAATAAATGATGTTTTTCGGATGGATCAACTAATGTATCTATCAATAAAGAATAAACTTCAGAATGGATGTTTTCAATAGCAATTTGGAATCCGTAAAAACATCGGGCTTCGGCACATTTAACTTCACTTGAAAAATTCATAGCGAGGTTTTCATTCACAATTCCATCACTCGCCGCAAAAAACGCTAATATATGACTAATAAAATATCGTTCATTTGCAGTTAATTTTGTTACCCACTCTTTACGATCTATTGCTAAATCGATTTCTTCCGCTGTCCAAAAACTTGCTTCTGCTTTCTTATACATTTTCCAAATATCGTCGTGTTGGATTGGATACAATACATATCTCGATTTCTCGGCATCCAATAAAAGCGGTTCTTCTTCTTGTCCTTGCTGTTGTTGTCCTTGCTCTTCTTGTTCCAACATTGTTATAACAATATATGCCATACGTTTATATTGTTATCGTGATTGCTATTATTTTTTATTTTGTTGATGTCTTTGTTTTTCCTTTTTTGCTTTTTCTAACGTCTCAATCGCCGAATTCAATTCCGCATCACTTACCGTCCCATCATTATCCAAATCGGCTAATTTATGTAATATTCGATGTTTATGCGGCACAACACAAAAACGACTTTCTTCGTTAAATAAATGATCGGATAACACCACAAATACCGCAGTTAATCCTAACGCCACATAAATATCACGCGTACCCATCCACGCCATTGCAAATACTAATAATTGTTTGCTTAATGAAAATTTTAAATATTCTTCCGTTGATTTACTAAATTGAATAGATATGAATTTTGATCCAACGTTAAGTAATATCATAATAATCCCCGCAAAAAATTTACTATTATTCAAATATAATATATGATCATGTGTGTAATTTAATCCTCGTATAAAAATATTCGCGGATTGTTTTACCTGTTTGATTTTTTTTGATGGCATTGGATTATAATATCCAAAGAAAATATATTTTACATCATTTTTACATTATATTACACCCATTTTTCTTATTGATGACGTTATTTGATTTGTTATATTCGAAAACTTATTTGTTACATAAATTCGGGCATTTCTAGCATGTGGTCTATATATTCGATTTATTGCGGGAATAAATGGTTCTTGTTTTTGTTTCTGTTGACAATAATAAGTTATTGATATTATAATAATTAATATTAGCAATAATACAATTTCGGGGGTTTTCATTTTATTATTTTATTATTTTATTATTATATATAGATATATAAAAATGCCGGAATCCGCCTTTGATAAACGAGCAGCCGAATTAATGAACATCATTACCCGAGGAGATATATTAAACCACGAATACAAACTTTTCGGTCAAAAAATATATGCCGAAAAACCAATATCAACCGAAAAACGACCCAGAACCCCAAAAGATTCGACATTTCGCAAGGCGGGTCATGGCAGGGGTAGGAAATCAGCAACTCGATTACATCGAAAATCTAGAAAAAATCACAGAAAAACAATTCGCCGCCGCCACCGACGCCATTGAGCAACTGTTGAAGCCTTCAACTATTTTATGATACAAATGATCATAAAATATTCGTAGTAATATTGGTATTATGAAGTTAAACTGATCCAAATAATCCCGAAAATCCGTGATTATCTGGAAAATTAGGACTTGGATCACCGTGACTACTGAATAATGCTCCTAATAAACTACGAGACGATTTAGATCTAATATTTTGTTCAGATGATATTCTGTCCTGACCATAATGACGTCTTATATTTGAAAATGATTCGATTGTAGTTGCTGTTGCTGCTTTAGTTGCTGTAGCGGTTGGTGTGGGTACTGGTGTAGCCATTTGAGATTGCGCGGCCGTCAATTTATCTTTTATTTTGGATATCAAGTCGGTTGTTGCTGCCATATTTGGACTAGCTGTAGCTGGACTAGCTGTAGCTGGACTAGCTGTAGCTGGACTAGCTGTAGCTGTAGTATCAGTAAATCCTTCGACCATCGACATATTATTATGAATAATTATTAACATGGCTGCCGCACCCAACCCTATAATAGGATTATAATGGGTAATGAAAACAATAAAAAATATCATCAATGCACGTCCAAGCATAGTATTGAATATATATTGATAATAATTAGTTGATTGCGATGATTGCATAATTAAAAAAAGGATGATAATTAAAATTCCCCCTAAAAGCATATGTTCTATTTTAGGATTTGATAGTTTCGATGATGATGCCATTTATATTTATTATTTATTATATATTATAGTATTAGCAAATATATTATTTCAGTCCAATTTCCAAATTATTATCTAAATTTTTAGTAAGAAGGATATGTCTTTAGCAATGTATGCTGCTCCATTCGACAATGAATTAAATCAAATAAATAGTGGTGCCAATAATGATAATGATACTCCTATAGGCAGAAAAAAAGCAATGGGAGCAAATAAAACACAAAAACGGTATCCTGCCGATAATTACGCCCCTCCTAAAGAAAATAATATGTATTCTGAAAAAGTCAATTCTGTTTTACAATCTATCCATAATTTACCCGCTACTTCTGATCAATTAGGAGATTTTAATCCATTACCCCCTCCTACATCCGCCGGGGTAGAAAATACTAAATTAAGAGAAAATAGTAATATGCCTTATGCTACAAATACCCCACCCGAATTAGATTTAGGAATGTCGGCCGCTAATGCAACTACGCCTAATCATTATGGCGCTAATCATTACGGGGCTAATCAAGTCAGTGCCAATAATTATCAGAGCAAACAGTATATGCCACAGTATTCGTCCATGTATAATAATAGTGGATATAATGGTAGCAGTAATAGTGGCGGTGGCAGTAGCAGTAGCAGTTCATATGATAACGACGGGTCGTATGATACCATGATTGAGAAATTAAATTATATGATTAATCTTTTAGAAGAACAAAAAGATGAACGAACGAATAATGTGACTGAAGAAGTTGTATTATACTCTTTTTTAGGAATATTTATTATTTTTATTGTGGATTCTTTTGCACGAGTTGGGAAATATACACGTTGACAAAATAAGTTTTTTGGGTTATTACACCGTTCCAAAAATCCTTGTAAATCCTTATAAATTCTCCATGAAAGTATAAGATATTCTAATTTATAGACTCGTTAAAGTTTATAAGATTTACATGAGTTTCTTACCGCCAAGGAACGCAGACGGTAATTGCACAATAAAATGCAATTAATCCTAAAAAATATGTATGCTATATCTTGGTTATCGACATCGGCATTTTAGTAGGAAATTTAAAATATTCTCAGCGACCCGCGTCCTTAATCGCATACAGGATTATTGAATATTTTATGTGGTTAAACCGATAATTCGGGAAGCACGCGAACTCCACTAACCCCTGTGCTTATTTGTTATAAATGAATTGTATTTAAGTCCTTTTACGGTAATAATATATTATTGTTTTTTAGGATTAGATTATATAAGATTATTCGACAACTGTTGAAGCCTTTTCTCAATCGGCATTTGAAATGACTGCACGACAATAAAAACGCAGCTAAACTATAATCAACACCTTTTTTGAATCAAACGTCGAGTATGCAAAATTATAGAAATAATATGCCGTCGGACTGATTAATATCGGCTTAGATTTTTCTAACAAATTTCGCAAAATAATATAATTATCTGAAATCTCTTCTATTACTGCACATTTAAATGCATTGTTAGATTCATACAATTTCCATAATGCGACTTTATATCCATGCGCAAACAATTCTTTATTTTTACAATTATTTACCGACGCCGACAACGATAAACATTCAGTACCTTTTTTTAAGCTCACGCAATTGTTTCTGAAAATATATACAGCAATCACTTCCTCCTCTTTAATCATCATATAAATATATATATTTCGGGTATTTATCAATTCCAATATATTTGCCAAATCCGTCATTATACAAAGATCAAAATGCACATGATTATAATCTTTGAAAAAATCGAATAAATGATGTATATTTGTTTTACCCGCTTCAATTAACGATACAAATGGTAATAAATCACTTGGTCTTGTCCATTGGGTCATATCAAAACAAATTGTCTTATAAATACATATTGGAACCAATAACGAAAGTTCTCCTTCTCTTTTAAAGAGAGAAACTTGAATATCTCTATTTAATTGCCGTTGATTATAATGATGTGTTTGAATTAATTCGGGTGAAATGTTTTTATGTCGTCGTGATTTGTCTACACATAAATAATCCACATAATATGCATCCATTTGATTTTTTGTTGTTGTTTTTGTTGTTGTGAATAAAATATGTACGGGTCTAGTTGTCAAAACACCAACTATTTTTTTATTTTGAATTGTCTTGGTGTCCGATGACAATAATAATTCATCTTCACAATAAAAACTTACAAAACATTTTGAATTATGTCCTGTAAAATAGGGAACAATATTTTCTTTCAATGTCGGATGATAATAATTGTCACCGTTTTTAAGATAATTCGGTCTTATAAAATTCGCAAATTGTTGGAGTTTTAATTCCGATAATTTTGTGTATTCAGTCGTCTCTACATTTGTAAAATTCGTATATCTATTTTTTTCAGGAAGTTGATAATTAATTATCCCGCATGGAAATAAATACCATTGTAAATCGTAGATATGAAAACACGGCTGCACTGACCAGAATCGGTGTTTTATTTTTATGTATCCGCAAATACTTATTATTATTGTGACAATTATTATTATTATGACTATACAAATTTTCGGGAACATGGTTAGAAGATTTGGGAAATCTCCCATAATATTTACTATTTTTACTAAATATTATGACTTTTTACGATTCTTTTTATCTTTACAAGACAAATCAAAGAGAGAAATAGTATTTCATTTCATTTCATTTATGCCGGTTTTTGAAAAATAATCAATTTATTATATTCATATCCCACTTTTATTAAATCTATTTCACCTTGTACTATAAACCCCGCCTCCTGCGCAAAATTCAAAATATCAGATTCGGGTTCAATATATAATGGATGTTCATTACGACGAAATGTTTTCCCTGTATTTTTATTTGAAAACTTCTCCACAAATTTCGCATTATTCGTTTCATGATTTAATTGGTAATCGGATTCATATTTGAATGTATCAAACGTTATTTTGCTTTGTGTAATTCGTTTTACAGCATGACGTTGCGGGGTCAACATGATAAGTGGATTGGCTGCCGGAAGAATCGGGTCAAACATATCTCTGTCTACAATATGCACGACTAAACTACCGCCTGGTATTAACCAATTCATCGCGTTGCCAAAAAATTGCGCCTTATCTTTGAAATAATATAGGGTATGATATAAACATAAAATATGAGTAAATGATTGCGATTGGAATTGATTGGCGTTCAATGCATCGCCTTGAACGAAGTTTAGTCCGGGATGTTTTTTATTGGCTTGACTAATCATCGACGATGAAATGTCTAGTCCCGTTGCCTTAATTCCTTTTTCGGCTAAAGCGGCAACATGATTACCCGTCCCTGATCCAATATCGAGAATAATAGATTCACTTGTAGGTTTGGTATTATTAATAATTTGACCGATTTCATAATCATCCTTCATCTTATTATAAACCAAATATTCATACACATCCGCATAAAATGGATCATAAATATCTTCGACTTTAGTTTTACTTGTAAATGTTTGTTGTTGTTCAAATCCTTCCCGATTCATCCCGCCTGTTTTGAATAATGAATTGCAAATCATTATCGCGATCAAGAAAAATAGTACCGAAATTAATATTTGTCCCCAAACTGACATTTTTGAATAACTTTGTTTTATATGACTCAATGAAAATTTATTCGTTATTATTTTTGCCATTATGTTTGTTTTTGTTTGTTTTGTTTTGTTATATGTATTATCGCGAGATTTTTTATAGAGAAAAATAGTATAATATCATAATAATATCATAATAATAATAATGTCAGATTCTTCTTCCGAAATAAACGATATTCGTGAACAAAAAGATTTTAAAGGCACGACATTTTCAGAATTTAAAAAATCCGATGCGAAAAACGAATTCCTAAAGAATTTAAAAAATTCTAAAGTTGAACAAGCATGTTATTGGTCTGCAGAATTTATTTGTGCGGGACATTATAAAGAATTGTGGGAAATCATCATGTTTTTTTACAGTAAACATATTCATTTAGGAAATCCTAAATTCGCGATATATTTAGATTTAAAACTTCAACAATTCAAAGAAATTATGACAAATAGTTACGGCAATGAATTGAAAATGCGGAATAATGATAAGTTACGGAAATTGTTTTGCGAAATCATATGTATTTTATGTTGCGCCAAACGAAAACATAGTTTTGATGAAATTAAGATTAAGAAAGAAGATTTTGATATGACTCAAATGACAGATAGATTTAAAGCGCCTAATGTCAGTTACGGTCAAAATATTATTACCTCTGCCGACCCTAAAGAATTATTTGTCGCCGTAAATGAATTGGCGTATAGTTTATCTTCCGACGGAAAAAATACAATTGATGCATGTTATTGGATCGAATGGATTGCCGAGTATGAAAGTATTTGTAAAAAGAAAAAACAGGTTTGTAAGTGCGAACGACGGCCGCAAATACCGGTTGATATTAAATGTCAAATGGATATTGTATGGTTAATATGGGATACTTTTTTAAAAGAAGCCGAATATCCCCATCATCATCCTCTCATTCGAAAAATCATGAAAAGTTTATTAAATTTGTTTACGTTAAAATATAATAATTCGTGTAATACTAAACGTCGATTTATATTATATTATGCGGTTGCATTATTAACTGAACCGGTGCGTTTAGAAGAAGAAATAGTGAAAACGACGGATAAAGAAATTATATCTTCCATTGTGAATAAAATAGATGCCATTTATAAACAAATTAAGAAAAATGAAAAAGTACCTAAAACTGATTATTTATTTAATAATATGATTAGATCTAATTTAGACAAAACTATTGAAAAATTAGATAAAATGAATAATTTTGGTGAATCTTTTATTCCACGAATATAATTATTTTTATCTTTATTTAGTATATAAATGTCTGAACTATCAAAACTATGTACGCCCGCCATGCTATATTTGGTTTTGTCCATAATTGCTATTCTTATGGCGATTATGAAGAGAATGTCGATGATGACGGTTGTCATTAAGACAATATTCGTTCTTTTGTGGACATGGTTCTTGAACTTTTTGTGTTCCAAGGGATATTCTGGTATCTCTTGGTTTTTGGTGCTTTTACCTTTTATCTTCTTGGTAATGGCTGTTTTATTTTCAGTCGAAATGATGACGACAATGTCCGGTCGTTAGATTTTTTGATTTTGATTTTGATTTTGTATAATATAATACACCATTGTGTTATTATATTATTATAGTGTAGATAATATAAGTATGGTTAAAAGATCCACTAAACGACGGTCGTTAAATAAAAATAAAACGGTGCGTAAATTGGTGGATAATTTTGAACAAGAAATCGTGATTGAATTTATGCAAATGCTTAACATGATAAAACTATATCATTGGAAAACGCATAGTTATGCCACACATAAAGCGACGGATGAATTGTATTCCAAATTGAATGAAAATGTAGATCATTTTATTGAGGTTCTTTTAGGAAAGGTGTCTGGCAATCGTATCAATCTCACCAAAATACATACTATTTCTCTCATTGATTTAACTTCTAATATAGAATTGAAGAGAGAACTTGATAAATTTAAGGAATATTTGGTTTCTTTGAATACCCATTCGTATATGAAACAAATGTCGAATACTGATCTCTATAATATCCGCGATGAAATGTTGGCGAATATTAATCAATTTCTTTATTTGCTATCATTTTTATAGTGATATAGGTCGGTTTGGTTCGTTATAATACAAATAATTTATGTTTATATTATTATATAGCACAAATGAATAACACAAATTCAGCAGGATCTTATTCGTTAGGAAATACCAATAATGTAGTAGGTGTTGGATCTGCTGCACCTAAATCTATTATGGATGGTATTGATATGGGTACTGGTACTGCTGGTAATACTGTTACTGGTACTGCTGGTAATACTGTTGGTACTGTTACTGGATTTTTTAGCAATATTTCTTGGATAACTTGGTTAGTTATTATTTTCATATTGGCATTTCTAGGATTCAATATATTCATATATTTAGCAAAAGGCACCCAATATATAACAAATATATTTACTCCACTACTTTCTTTATTCGGATCTACGTTTGGAAATTTATTGGGAAATACGACAAAACAAGTGGTAAATACATCTGCCACTGGCGCAAACGCAGGCATTAATGCAACTGCAGGCGCAATAACGGGTGGAATCAATGCACTGTCGGCTACTCCTGCAACAGTATCATCTACCATACCTCCACCAGATTCATTGCAAACAAATACATTAAATAATGCATTAAATAATGCGACAAGTGCCAATGCCAGTGCCAGTGCCAATGCCAATGCCAGTGCCAGTGCCAGTACATATCAAGCAGATGATTCATATAGCAGCATTCAATCGGCAAATTCGTCGGGGAAAGCCGGGTGGTGTTACATTGGCGAAGAACGTGGAATTCGCAGTTGTTCACAAGTCGGTGTCAATGATACGTGTATGTCCGGCGACATATTTCCTTCAAGTGAAGTGTGCGTAAATCCTACTTTAAGAGCATAAATTATTTATTCTAGTTTATCAATTCTGGTCCAAATGGTACAACTCCATTTGCATTTCCCCATATTTTATTATTTACCGGGAATTTATTTCCGCTTGTGGCATACGTTAATCTTGTTCTGGGATAATTTACTGGTAATCCGCCATTATAGCATAAATAAATAATAGGACCAGGTACATCCGAATCCGATGTCGGAAAACATTGTTGATTTGTAGTTACACTATAAATCTCACCTGTGCATATATTTTCCGTGGTCGTACATATCAATGTCCCCCCATCCGGAATGACAATTGGGATTACGGGAACAGGTATAGCTGGTGCAGGTAATACGGGTCCGGATGGACTGGGAATTGGCGGTTTTGGCGGAATTATTGGACTTGGTGGATCTATTATTGTGTTTTGGGGCAACGAATTAAATATTGGAAATAATGGAAATGGACACGTTAATGGATATGATGTTGGAGTAGGGATTCCATTAATAATGGCAACATTTGTATAATTAACCCGCTGTAAACTTTTTGTATTTGGACTTGTCGCGGATTGGGTTTGTGTCGCCCATGTCGTATTACGATTTGTCCAGTTTCCTCGCGCAATTTGACTATACCGTTGTTGTTTTGTAATATTTGCGCTATTTTTTTTATATTGAAGAATATTTCCTTTATATAGCATCGCCACTGTTTCTTGTTGTTGTTGTTGTTGTTGTGGCAGAGTCAATTCGTATGCACATCTATTTTCATAACGATACCATAATTTAGGTGGTACCGGATTATAATTTTGTCCTAGACATGACATTGATTATATTGGGGGTTGGGATAGCGATTATAATATAGTATTATATATAATAATGAAGACAACTATATTTGTCGGCGGCGACGTATTAAAAAACAAAGCATTTAAACATATATTAAGTATTGGATTTGAGATTGAGACCGTTCAATTGATTAAATTAACTAAAATTACATTACAACCGTCAGGCACTACTATATTATTAAATACAGATAGTTCACAAAAAGATATAGATTCTATAAGCAACGGAACAAATACCGGCGAAGACAGTGAATTAAGACGCCAAGAAACATTTAAATTGAATATAGGTAAGGACGCATCATTTCATATTACAAATGATATGTCGACTACACCATTTACTAAAAGATTATCCCATAAATGTCATGGTTCTAGCAATCACAAGAATAAATTATATAAATTTGTAATGGACGGTCAAGATAAATCGTACGACATACATTTTCTCATGGAAGAGGCAAATATGGGGTGTTCTATTTTTTCTGATGTTGAATGGGTTGCGACATATTATAAACCCAAACTGCATTCAAATGTTATTATGGAAACCTTTTCAAATACTATAAAAACGTTATTAACACATTTAGACGCATTAAAACCAACTCCCGGCGAGTTTATTTTAAAAAGCGATTCTTCGGAAATAGAAGATGAAAATATAGGTAAGTATAATTTATATCATATGTCAGATTCCAACTTGTATTATTTAAAAACAAATGACGGTGGTATTGATACCATTTATACTACCATTCAAATGACCTTTTCTGCTCACGTTTCAAACATTTTTTTTATTATGAAACAATTAACCGAAGACACCATACAATTATATCCAGCCTTGACTGAAATGACAAAAATTAATTTATCGGCATTAAATAATATTCAAAGTTGTGTGGAACATTTAATAAAAGGATATAATGAAAAAGCTAGTTCACTTGGATTTAAAATACCTACGACTAATAAGTCTGCAAGAGATAAATTATTAATTAGAGAAATATACAATTATATCTCATTAATATTGTATAAACTATATGTTTATTATAACAAATATCGACCACGTAAAATCAACGATTATTTTAAAAATACACTTTCGCTGAATGTTAGACATAGTAATTATGATTTATATATAGAATTAAAACGTCGACTGAGTATATTATTTGACGTGAAATTATTTGGTAAATCCGAGACCGAAAAAAATGAAATTCTATCCGATATTATTAAATCTATTTTTATACAAGAAACTATATTATTAAAATATTTATTATTACAGCCCGATTTTGTTAGAAAAAACGGATTTAATAATAAGGGTAGATTAGACGAAAATAATCGTAATTATGGTGACCCATATTATTCATTAGTTTCTTATTTCGATTTTTTTGAAAATCCAACTTCGGTTAATCGTGATGGTAAAGAACTAATATATACGTCAGATTGGTTCGAATATAAACAAATAGATTCCAATTCTACGCGAATGGATATTAAAAAAAATGTAGTTTTAATTGAATTTAGAAGTTTTCCTAAAATGATTTATAACGCAATAGCTAGTATTTTAAACGAAAATGAAAGAGCAGAAATGGATAAACTGGGAAAATTTGGCGTATTATCTGTCAAAACTCTTAAACAATTTATTGAAAGATATTCACACATACATAGACTTAAAGATATAAAAGTATCCGCCCCTGTTACTAAATCCATAACCAAGGAAAAAATGTTTGTAAAAACAATATCTAATACCCGGCGTAAATATACCTCGACCAATAAATCAAAAACGCGTAAATATACCTCGAATAATAAATCAAAAACGCGTAAATTTAGCCGCCATAATATCGAAAACCCATAGGATTTTCCTAATATTTTATGATAACAATGATCATAAAATATGTATACGTTGGATTATTGCATAAGTTGGTTTGAACCGTAAAAATACCACCTCAACGATAAGTAATCAGAATTTTTCATGGTTGTAGATGACATGGTATTTGCCATTTTTGTATTGGGGCCCATTTTGGATATATTTTGTATTTCGGTTGTTCCTAACGCATAATCATAATACCATAAATTAGATATATTTCCGGAAAATCCGCCATTCATCGCAACGTAAACATCTCCATAATTTTGTTTGGGAACACCTATTAATTGCATACTTTTGGTAACTGTGCCATTAATGTAAATATCCAAATCCGTATTTTTGCACCGAATAATTACGTTTACCCATTTATTAAGTGGAATATCGGTTATAATTATTTCTTCATTAATAACTTGATATGTATTCATAATCACAGTCAATGCATTTGTATTTGGATTTATGTATAGGCCTGGCGCATTATTCGGGAAATTTAATCCAGTTGATCCCGCTGTCGTAGAAATATCGTTATTTCCTTTATGAAACACGTGTTTATATTGTCCCGATAAATATTGCAAATCGTCAATAAATATCCACACCGACCATGAAAATTCTATCCCATTGGGACCATTCACTGATCGCGAGATTGGCATTGCACCAGTTGTTTGTGGATTTTGAGGAATAATTATCATTTGTTTGGCATCTATCATCCCCTCAATTAAATGCGGAGTTGTCGTATTATTAAGAAACCACGCCAATACACTAATCGATAATTGTAAAATGATTATAAAAAGAAAAACGGCTAATAATAAAAATGATATTTTTGCTACTAAACTATTTGAATTTATAAAATCGGTAATACCAGATCCTCTTGGTTTTCCTAATAACGAAGATGTGCGTACCGAAGAGGATGATGGGTTATAAGACGACGATGTGGACGGTTCATAAGATGGGGTTGATGATGGTTCATACGACGTGGATGGGGATGACGTTGATTCTGCTTGTTTTCCAAAATAATCCATTATTTTTTATATTATATTTTGTTTTATTATACTTAATATAATAAAATATTAAAATCTATCGGTTTGACTAAATAGTCAATACCGTATCTTGAGTTGTACCTTCTAAAACACTTACTTGAATTTTATATTTTCCGAATATATTAGATAAGAAACTTTGACCATATCCTTGTTGATATATATTCCACGCGGTTTGTGGATCGGTGGCATTGGCAAAATATTGAAATTTCGAAGTCCATCCTGAAAATCCTCCTGTAGTACTCGATGATGAGGCAGATCCAGGTGGGGTTATATATACATTTGAATCCGGATTTACATTTGCGGTTCCTGGTAATAGACACGTCTTCACCAATTTACCATCTATATATACATCTAAAGTTCTACCATACACACTTATCAATAGATTTACCCATTTTTGAATCGGGATATTTGACACTGCGCATGTATGTATATTAGACGACGAGTCTGTGCTATAACATGTCAATGAAATGGCTAAATTATTCTGCACTGCACCTAATACTACTACTGGGCACGGATCTGATCCTGCAATATCCGGCACTGATCCAGATACAGAGGTGGCACTTGGTGCACCCATACGACCATAAATCACTTTAGGTTCACCGTATCTATAATTCCAATCATTAACATAAAACCATATTGAATAAGTAAAATTGCTGCTAGATACACCATTTGCTAAACTTGACGATGGAATGGTTTGCATGGTTGTCCCAGATTGTAATCCAGACAATGTATTGATGTCAGTTGTTACATACCGAATAACAATGTACAATAAAATAATAATAACAATGGCTATAATAATATTCTTAATATCCATTTTATATATTATTGTGCGAATAAAATAAAATAAAAGTAGTATTATTCCATAGTACTCAACTTATTATTGATTTTATTGACTAATTTGGCATCAACTTCGCTAGGTGTAGGGATTTGATTGTATACCGATCTTCCATGTTTGAAATACCATTCAAGTGATAAATAATTCGGACCTTCTGCATTTAGATTTGGTGGTTCTATATACGGTAATACATTATTCGAAACATCCACAATCGCGCCTCCAACAGGAGCTATAATTGCCGTATCCAAATTACCTAAAGAAAAATCAAGGTTTATATTTAAATCTTTTGCGATATTTGTAAGTGTCACATTTGTATCCACAATGGTCGGTGGGGTTTTATCCTTAACTGTATTGTATAAATAATAGATTTGTTTAATATCTAAACTTTTCTCGAAATAATTTACATTGCATATTCCGCCATGGATTCCGTTATTTGTGCCAATGGTCAATGAATCCAGTGACATATACGGCACAACTTCAATAACCGTTTTAACTAATTCTCCATTATAGAATATATCTAAAGTTCCGCCATTATAATTAATTATTATATTGTTCCATTTTTGCAATAAAACACGAGGATTACTATACACAATGATATTTCCGTCGTCATCTAATTCCGGTAATTTATGTTTATCTTTTATCGATGTTGTTGCAGTAGTAGATGATGCGGTCACGGTATTTCCTGGTGGAGGCATTGTAATACGTAGTGTATTTTCACTTCCATTATACGAAATATTAGGCTTCCCGCCATAATTTAATAGGGATGTATATGATTTATACGACGTATCTGTATTTGGTGTGGCTGCATCAATGAATACCCAGCATGAAATTGCGTATTGATATTCAAATGTCGGATCTAATGTCGTTATACTATTTAATGATTGATATGAACCAATAGTTTGTTCAGTATTAAGATATACTGGTTGATTTATCAATAATTTCCCACCTTGTTCCGTAAACCGTTGCTGAATATATGGCCATATAAAAAATCCAATATACGCCATTATAATTACTACCAATAAAATGATATATGCGTATGGTGATTCGGGTGTTCCCATTGAAAATGTATCCGGAGCAAGTCTCGGAAGACGAAGATTTGAGATGGATCTTGGTAAATGTGGACTATTTTTCGGCATGGCAGGTAAATACGATTTGGCGGCATTAAGTCCTGAAACAAGGACGTCGAGCACCATCACAACTATACACGGAATATAGAGGACGACATCAACGGTCAACTTAAAAAATTTATTGTCTTTATACGCTGACCCCATCGTGATAATTTTATAAAAAATTGCCAGAATTGCAATAACGATAATTAAGTTTAATATAAATGATCCTATCCCCGATGACGTTGACATGTTTTGAAGGGTAGTTACTAACCACGCGACTAACATTGCCGACACAATTAGACCAGATAAGATTAACAATGTGCGTTTAAGCATACTAGTTATATCCCATACGTTCGGCCCCACTGCAGCCGATCCATATAGATCTGGTGTATTCATATTTAATGCAAATGACATTAACCAAAAAATACAAGCAAGTGTCATTAATGCAATCACCCACCCTTGCGGTTGTCCAAAATTATTCATAAATCCGCCCGGCCATGAAGCGATAACGGTTGTAAAAATAACGAGAAATATGATAAATCCTATGGTACTAAATATACTAAAATAACTGAATCCTTTGAGGAATGGATTATTGTTACGTTCTCCTAGTCCTAGTCCTGATTCTTTGCCTATATATGATCCGGATTGGTTCAATGCGCCCAATGGTGAGAATAAGAGTGTACATAAATAGAGTAGACCAAACACCGATAATATTATTGCAAATACTAACGCCACCCCGAAATATTTGGTAATATATCCACCCGGATCAATTGCATAAAATATAATCATGAATAAAATTAATAGGACAAAGGTGATGATATATTTAATTCTTTCAGCCGTAATATTTGGAGCAACCCCATATTTTGTCATATCTTCAGCCAGGACACGATAGAATAAATAAAATCCAACGATAAGTGTAATCGGCACTATTAAATAGGCGTATTTATTGATTTGTGCTTTGGTTAATGTAGTAAATAATATAATTACCGTTACAATAAATACAATTATCATAATAACATTTATAAAGTCGGAGATATATGATCTAAACGTGAATATGAGATACATTAGAATTACCACTAAAGCGATACATTCGAATATTATCGCGATACTCGATGATGATAAGGATGGCGGGGAAACCGGGGTTACGTTTTTTGCATGATCGGGATGATATATTCCAAATAAAATGACCAATATTAAAATGGTGATACCTATTATTATTGAAAACCACGTATACCAATTATATAATCTAATATTTTGAAATGAACAACATAACATCTTATATAATCGGTCATTTCCCGAAATCATATAATAGTATATAAGGGGCAGTATACATAATAAAAAAATGCCAATGAAAACGTTAGTAATGATTGCTGTGGAAGGTTGTGTAGCAAATATCCATATAGAAATGGCAACAAGAGTTAGTCCTAGCAAGGGAATCTTATATGGAAAATTTACAATTGCTTGTAATAATACCCCAATAACAGAAAAGATGATACTAATGAGCTGAAATATATATACACGAGAAGCTATTAGTAATGCAAAAAGAGCTATACTACTTATTAAATATCCCGCAATTAAATTATTACCCGTTGCAAATAATACAATTAAAATAATCACTATACACACACTACCTATCCCAATCGGTATTTGCAAATTCATTGTTATTATATGATAATAAAATATATATTATCATAATATTATAATACTAGGTAAATTACATATTTTCGTGCGCTGTTTTACGACCATGACATTCTCGACATAATGCTACTAAATTTTCCACATTATTTCCTCCTCCATATTCCAATCGTGTTTTATGATCAACTTCGAACCACGCATTCAATTGATTTTGACATTCCCCACATTTCCAATTTTGCATAGATGCTACATATTTTTTTTTAGTTTCACTTACCGACCGTTTTGTACCTTTACCACCTGATTGTAAAATTCGTTTTTCTTGTGATGCGTGTCCTAGTTGCCCGGTTTGATTCAAACCATTCATAAAATTATATTCTGTTCCATCATCATCGCCGACGCCATTATTCGATGCTGCATTTGTAGTAAAATCTAGTATAGGCGAAATCATATCCATCGACGATTTATCAATTGGCATATATTTTACCACGTTGTTTGCATGCAATAATATATTTTTAAATTTTAGCGGATTTTTTTTAATTAATAGATAAAACATAATACCTAAAAACGCGAAAAATCCCATTTGAATATATTTTTTATTTTTGATAAACAGTTTTGTTAGTTTTCCATCATGATACGTATTATATATAAAAAATGCGGTAATTGCTAATACAATGATTTCAAATCGCATTAATAATCTAATCTAACATATGGATATATAATATAATATTGTTACCATTACGGTAAATTCATTCATTTTATTTGTACGTAAAATATAAGACTAATATCATGATCGATTTGAAAAATAAGAATTTAATGGATTTATTTTATTTATATTTTACACCTAAGGGTGATGAAAATAATAATATCAATATAGATTTGATAATGGGTACTTTATTGGTAATAATACATTTATTATATACATTATTGATAATATTGACACTATTTTTATGCAATAATATAATGTATTTGTTTATTATTTTGATTATACTGTCATTGAATATTGTATCCATCTATTTATTAGAAATATGTCCACTAGAATTATTTGAATATAAACATCTTAACAATAGCGCATTTAAATTATTATTTAATTATAAATCCGCGGGTTCTTCAATTGATAAAAATAAGGTGGTTCATCTCTCTAAAAATATAAATAATATTTTGGAATATATTATTATTTGTTGGTTAATATTTGCAATAAAAATACTAATATACGTATTACTTCAAAAATAATTATGATTGAATATAATATTTACAAATGTTCACAATAAATAAATATTATATATTAGCACTATTATCCGGGATTTCCAACAAAGTTTAGGACGATTTGGACGACAATAAGTTATTTAACCGCGTATTCGATACATACGATAAACTGGCAGAAGAATCGTTGAAAATATTTCAAATAATTACGCTGACCATATTTTCATTACACTACTATTTATTTTCCATCTATTTTTATGTTGCCAATTTCACGAAATATATAATGACTGATTTCTTTGTTTTGTCTCATTTTTCTTTCCGGTCGGATTAACTGTATATTACATATTATTAGCAATTATTAGTCACTATGCGAAAATATCAGAATGGGTTAAAATTATTATTTATTATAATATTGGATATTTGGCATTTTCTAGTTTATTTCAATATTTATCGGTGTATACAAAATATTTTAGTTGATTATGACGATGTTGGTATAATTTTAGTCTGTATTTTTACTTTCTTTTTACTATTTACTAATTTTACTTGACTTCGTTCACGCAAAGTATTTGCATTTGTAAACAAATTAGGTAATTTGGTAATATACTCCATTAATTCAGTAATGTCGATTGGTTCTGCACTATTTTTCACTAATAATAGAACCATTTTTTCAATAGTCTCTACAATTTTAAGTTCATACCGATTTAAGATAGATAAATTATATTGTAAATATTCCATAATAGGAAGATAAATCATAGTAAACCCCCAAATGTCCACATTTTTTAAATATACCTCTGTAAAGTATTTATATAATTCCAATTTGTTTGTTTGTTTATTTGTATATTTAATTAAAATTTTGGTCAAATACTTAAAAATATATGAATATGCATATTGATATTTAAGTATATTTTCACCAAAAGATTGCATATCATCATAGTTTTTATCAGCATCGACCCTTTTAAATATTGTATTTATTGATTTTAAATGTCCAATTCCTCTATAATCAACCCAATATAGCACATACGTATTTACGAATGCGCCAATAGCATCATCGTCTGGATTTGGGGTTGTTTTTAAAAAGTCGTTATACATTTTTATAAAGTATTTATTCAATAATACAGTTGAAAATGGAGTATTATATTGAAATGGTCTTCCAACCATTATTGGTGGTATTTTTTTTTTACCTGTATAATGTGCAGATATCCCCCAATCAATTAACTTGGTAAAGGTTCTCGTTTCATCGGTAGACACTAGTACATTTGATTCTTTAATATCGCAATGATATACGCTTTTACGGTTCATTTGAATAATACCATTTCTTAAGAAATCTAACAGTGCATTATTTAGTTGTTTCATTTTTAAATAATTAAAGTCTTCGGCATAAATATAATCTCCGACATCTTTCCCTCCCGCGGGCATATTAATGGCACGCAATTCAGATAGTCTTTCATTTATATTATTGCGCGTTATTCCTTGTTTCTTTAATGCTGAGCATTTGTTATCAAAATCTTCCATATCAGATTCAGATAATTTAGCAGGGTTACATATCGTAAAATTATCCAATAAAAAATAATTGGTAAAATTTGGGATACTATCTAATAACTCTTTAAAATTTTTAATGTTTGTGTACTCTGTTTCCGCATTACGGCGAATTAATAATTTAGTAACCATGTTGTTAGTGCTTCTACTATTACTGCTTCTACTACTGTTTCTACTACTGTTTCTACTACTGCTTTTGCATTTAATAGATGGTTCTAGTACACAACCATATCCCCCCGATGCAATAACCTTTCCTCCCATTTTACATGTCCCTTTTCTTTTTTGTGAATTTCTTGATTTTTTTAGTTTTCTTGTTTTTTTTATAAACATTGAAATAATATATGGACTATATTATCTATACATTTTATTTTTATCTTTTTTTATCTTTTTATCCTGGCTATTTGTTATAGACATATACGATTATTCCTATACATATAGATATAACCAGCATATATATGAGTTTATTCATCATTTTATAATATTCTTTATATTTAACTTCATTCGGCTTATAATTATTGTAGTAATTTTCGTAAAATTGTGCCAGGGTTATTTTAGGTTTTTCCAATTGTTCGTTAATTTTATTATGAATATGATGCATCCATCGTATAAAGCTATCTCTAGTATCTAAATATGGAGTAACTGGATATACGTCCAACAACTTTTCAAAATTAGTTGCCATTTGTTCATTCGGTATAAATAATGGAATATCCATAATAAATGTATAATATCGTTTTTTTGTCACTGCATTTGGTCGCAATGGATAATTTATTGCAATGGTATGTAACATAAACCAATAATGTGGTCCAAAAATTTTAGGATCTAATACCGTTTTATTCGATTTATTCATTACTATACAGATTACATATACATTTCTTTAACGATTTAAACATATGTCATGTTGATTAGATATACCACTAAATATAATGTCAAATTTATGTATGAATTGCAATAAACCAAATCACCAATTTAACCAATGCAAGATACCGATAATTAGTTATGGAATTATTGCCTGTAGACCAAGTGCGGCCGGACTTCAATATTTAATGATTTGTCGCAAGTATACGTTTGGCTATATAGATTATATTCGTGGAAAATACCTATCTTATAATGCAACCCAAATTCAAAAAAATGTAGATGAAATGGCAACTAACGAAAAAGAGCGGGTAGCAGTTGAACCATTTGATTCGGACCGAGGTATAAATGAATACATTCGATCTAGCACAACTTATTGGAAAGAACCGGAATGGGAATTTCCAAAGGGTCGCCGAAATTATCAAGAATCTGATATGGATTGCGCACTTAGAGAATTCGAGGAAGAAACCGGGTACACTGCATCAAGTGTGAATATAATTGAAAATATGTTACCATTTGAAGAAGTGTTTATAGGTTCAAATCATAAATCGTATAAATATAAATATTATTTGGCATATATGAATGAAAATAAAGTACCCATACAAAATTTCCAATCTTCTGAAGTTAGTAAAATGGAATGGAAAGTATTAGATGAATGTTTAAATTCAATACGGCCGTATAATTTAGAAAAAAAACACGTTATTCAAAATATTAATAATGTATTACAAGAATATAGATTATACTCATAATAGATTATATCATAATAGATTATATCCATAATAGATTATATCCATAATATATAACAATGTCAGAAACAATTGAAGAAAAAAAAGAGGATAATATGGACGATGTAAATATAGAAAATTTAAAAATTATATTCGATTCAAACAATTGTGCAGATCCCGAAAAAATATATGATAAGAATTGTAATAAATTTTTGTTAAGAAAAGAATTTCTGGAAGCCGAAGAATTTAAACAAAATCCAGAAACAGAAGATTATTTATATCCAAATTTAAATGACCCGAATTTTAATTTAAAAATAGCCGAAAAAAAAGAATTTAATGATACTAAATATGACGGCGAAATTCATGATATTAAAACACATGCCGAAATTTTGAGTAAAGCTGATTTTGAATTGTCACCACATCAAGCGTTTGTTCGAAATTTCATGTCGTTTCAAACTCCCTATAATAGTTTATTAATGTATCATGAATTAGGTACGGGTAAAACGTGCAGCGCGATTGGTGTATGCGAAGAAATGCGAGATTATTTGAAACAGATTGGGGTATACAAACAAATTATAATTGTCGCATCTCCGAATGTCCAAGATAATTTTAAATTACAATTATTTGATGAACGAAAACTGAATTTGGTGGATGGAATATGGAGTATACGTGCGTGTACTGGAAATAAATTATTAAAAGAGATTAATCCTATGAATATGAAGGGAGTAACCAAAGAAAAGGTTATAAGTCAAATTAAAAGTTTAATTAATAATTCGTATGTATTTATGGGATATATAGAATTTGCGCATAAAATAGCAGAAGCCGGAGGCGATGAGAAAAATAAGAGTTCAAAACGTATTCGAAATTTACAACACGAATTTAATAATAGATTAATTGTAATTGACGAAGTTCATAATATTCGAATATCGGATGATAACGAAAATAAATTAGTTGCACAACAATTATTAAATCTTGTTTCTTCTGCTAATAATATTCGATTATTATTACTATCCGCAACACCTATGTACAATAATTATAAGGAAATAATATGGTTATTAAATTTAATGAATATAAATGATAGACGGGCTATAGTTGAAGTTAGAGACATTTTTGATAAGAATGGTAATTTTAAAAAAAATGCTACGGGCGATGAAATTGGTAAGGAATTGTTGATACGGAAAGCAACGGGATATATATCGTTTGTTCGCGGGAATAACCCGTATACATTTCCATTTAGAATATATCCCGATACGTTTTCATCCCGGCGTACTTTTGCTTATGGGTCTATTGATAACAATAATAAATCTAGTGATAGTAAATCTAGTGATAGTAAATCTAGTGATAGTAAATCTAGTGATAGTAAATCTAGTGATAATAAATCTAGTGATAGTAAATCTAGTGATAGTAAATCTAGTGATAATGGCGTTACTGGTGTAAAATATCCAATATATCAAATGAATGGCAAAGCCATATCAAATATACCTGAACAAGAAATGATGGGATTGAATAATATATATTTAACAAATATTGGATCGATTCAATCTTTGGGATATAAATTTATAATAGATAGTTTGCGTAGAAAAAAAATAATGGTTACCACGAAATTAGGAAAGGTTAGAGATATGCCCAGTTTCGAAAATATGGATGCGTTTGGTTATACGTTATTACAAATGCCACTAGAAGCATTAAACATAATTTACCCAATTGATCATTTAAAACATGCAGTTAAGTATATTATTCCCATAGCTGATTATGAAGAACATGAATCTAGTACTCCACCATTATCATCAACCGCGCCATCAACAGAACCATCTGTAAAGGGGAAGGATGTAGTACTTATGCAAAAAGATTCAAGCGAGTATACACTTTCACCTGAACATCTTATGGTTGGCGGCGAACCGGCAGACGAAGAAGGCTATGATGGCGTTGGCATCAATGCCAATGCTAGTACCATCAATTCAGATGTAGTCAATGATCCAGGGCATATCAATGCACACGATTTAACGGGACATCGTGGGCTATTTAGATTGATGACATTTATAGATAGCAAAAACCCTCCCGAAAAAGGATCATTTGAATATAAACCAGCAACTCTTAAAAATAATTGGAATATATTTTCTCCAAAAGAAATTGGAAAATATAGTTCAAAGATAAAAAATATTTGCAATAGTATTGCAACAGAACGAGGTGATCATATAAAAGTATCTGATGGTATTATTTTAATTTATTCCCAATGGATTGATGGAGGATTAATCCCTATGGCATTAGCATTAGAAGAAATGGGTTTTACGCGATTTGGTGGTAAAAATGGTAACAATAAATCATTATTTAAATCGCCACCTTGCGATCCAGTAAATTCTATTACTATGCTCCCTCGCAAAAAAGAAGAACAGTTTCAACCTGTTAAATATATAATGATTACGGGCGATCGACGAATTTCGCCCGATAATGATTTTGATATTAAAGCAATTACCAATGATAATAATAAAGACGGACATAAAATTAAGGTTGTTTTAATTTCAAAATCGGGATCAGAAGGTATTGATTTAAAATTTATTAGACAAGTGCATATATTAGAGCCATGGTATAATATGAATAGACTAGAACAAATTATTGGTCGAGCAGTTCGTAATTTTAGTCATAAAGATTTAGATTTTGAAAAAAGAAATGTGCAGATATTTATGCATGGGACAATATTGGACAATAACGAAGAAGAGTCTGCTGATATTTATGTATATAGAAGTGCCGAAAAGAAGGCAATTTTAATTGGTGAAGTTAGTAGAGTATTAAAAGAAAATGCGGTTGATTGTATTATTAACCACGATCAAATTAATTTTACACAAGAAAATATGAATATGGAAGTTAAACAAATTTTATCTACGGGACAAATCATCGACGAATTTAAAGTTGGAGATGCTCCATATTCCGCCGCATGTGATTATATGGCAACGTGTACATATAAGTGCACAAATTCAAGTGAAGTACCTATACAAATAAAAGAAGGAACCTATACTGAATCATTTATAACAATGAATTCTGATAAGATTTTGCAAAAAATACGTAGATTAATGAAAGACCGTTTTTTTTACAAAAAAGAAGAATTAATTAAAAAGATAAATATACCAAAATCGTATCCTAGAGTACAAATTTTTGCGGCATTAACCCAATTAATTGATGATAGCAATGAATTTATAACAGATAAATATGGCAGAACTGGATATTTAGTTAATATCGGCGATTATTATTTATTTCAACCTAGCGAATTGAATGATACCAAAATACCAATTTCAGATAGATCTGTTCCGATAGACTATAAACATGAAAAGATTATATTTAATGTTAACCCACCCGCGAATGAAAGAGCAGATGAAAGAGCAGATGAAAGAGATGAAGAATTAGAAAAGGAGGCAAAAGCAGTAGAAATATACCCAAAATTTCAAGAAAAAATAAACGCCGAATATAATTTGGGTATTACATTAATAAACGAATTGAAAGAAAATTATGATTTAGCTATTCGATTTATGAATTGCGTGGATTGTGAAAAAATTAAAAGAGGTGACGACAATTGGTATAAACATTGCGGTATTACTATGAGAAAATTAACAGATGATAGCGGAATTAATATATCAGAAATACAATGTTCTGAATTACTGATAGAACATATTGTAGATATGTTAATATTCCACGAAAAACTATTATTGTTAAAATATATATATATTGAAGACGAGAGTGTGGTGGGGGATGAAGATATAAGTGAAGATATGCTCATATTTAAAGCTCGTCTAAAACAGTATACCGATTCAAAATTAATTGTTACAAAAAAAATAAAAGGAATGATGTTATATTCTAAAAATACCATGAAAATGATGATTTTGCAAAATAACGGTAATTGGATAAACGCCGAACCAGAGGATGAACGCGAATTACTTGAAAAGATTGCACAACAATATAAGGAAAATAATTACGAAAATTATAATACTTTGGTTGGGTTTGTAGGGCATGATAATAAAAATAAATATTTAGTATTTAAAATAAAAAATACTGTATCTAAACGAAATACTGGGGCTAGATGTGATGAAGCAGCTAAAACTAAAAAAATAGAAATGTTAAATAGTATTTTTGGGAAAGAGGATAAATATACGCAAGAAAATACCAAGGGAATGGTTCAATCGGAATTATGTTCATTACAAGAATTAATTTTACGCCATTTTAATAATATTAGAGCAAATGGAAAGGTATGGTTTTTAGATTTTGAAATGGCTATGCTACTAAAATTTTGAGCTAAAAATAAAATTGATTGTAAATAATCAAAGATATAATATCATAACTATATAAATACATAAATACACAATAAACAATGGAAAATCCACGAATTTTAAATGATAGAGCACAAATGCTTCGGATGGAAGCCGCGACAATTTCATCGATGGGCGGTGGTGGCGCAGAGGAGTTGTTAGCGCAAGCAGACGCATTGGAAATTAAGGCGGTAGAAAAAAAGGCGGCTATTGCTACTGCTATTGTTACGAATGCCAAGTTTCAAACTAATTATAGGGGGAAAAATAATAAAGACGGCGATGGTGATAGAAATATAGGCATTTATTCGAATTCGTTAATTACACGCAGCTTATCTTTACCAATAACATCAATCGGGAAAAACCTTCAAGAAACCATTGAAAAAAACGTTGCTGCGACATTTGAAGGGAAATGTTCAGTTGAAGGATTCATTCAGCCGGGGTCTACTAAAATTTTAACTTACTCTAGCGGCATGATTCATTCAACTTTTGTAAAATTTGAAGTTGTATTTGAATGTAGAATTTGTTGTCCGGTTGAAGGATTAAATATAGAATGCACAGTGAAAAATATTACAAAAGCCGGAATTCGTGCAGAAAGTTCGACTGAAACTCCAAGTCCGATAGTGGTATTTATAACCCGCGATCATCATTATGCGAGTCCATATTTCTTATCAGTCCAAGAAAATAGTAAAATTATGATTCGTGTTATCGGTCAACGTTTTGAATTAAACGATAAGTATATTAGTATTATTGCCGAATTAGTTGAACCACGATTACCATATACAAAAAAAGAAAAGAATGCACCAAGACTCGTTTTAGATTCAGATTGATTGGAAACAACTTAAACACATGTCATTAATAATCACAATATGTCCGAAAATATTATGATTACAACAGATGAAGAAGTAGAAATAGAAGGGTTGAAAAATAATAAAATGATATACTCGGATGAACTTAATTTTATTAAAGACAAAATTGAATCAATGCCCAAATTTAATCAAATCGAAATTCTTCGAATTTTAAGCAAAAAGAAGGAAGTTATTTTAAATGAAAATAAATACGGAATTCATGTAAATTTAACTGAAGTTGATCCATATATTATTAATGAATTGAAAATATATATAAACTATGTAAATGCACAAGAATTAAATTTAACCAAAATGGAGCTGCAAAAAGAAGAATTTAAAAATATATATTTTGCAAAAGATAATAAAGATATTAATTGTATTTATGCAATTAGCGATTGATTTGATTGTTTGCTTAATGGAATTGTTACAAGACTATATGTTAAATGGACAAATATTAAATGGACAAATATTACATGGACAAATATTAAATATCAATATAGACAATAAAAAAAAGGGTAGGGATAAGGGCAACAGTACCAATAATAGTACCAATAATAGCAAGGATATATTTTTTTATCCCGATCACGTAGATCAATTATTTTGGTGTTTTTATATAATTAAAAACGGATTTGCATCTTACGAATATCCCGGAAACACCTCATTTACAAATGAAAAATCTGAAAAATTTAAATGCATTGAGTTATTACGAGAAAAAAAATCCATATTAAAAGATAAAAAAATCAAAAATGTTAAAGAAGATATTGAAGATGAATTGGCAAATAAAGAGCGAATTGGTATGAAGACATTTATAGCTTTATGTGCAGTCAATAATATAAATATTTTATATATTCATAATAAAAAATGTTTTGATAATAGCGTCAATGCAGGTGATTCTATTGTTCATGTCGTGCATTCTTTACCCTATCACAAATATTGTTATGAATCTGAAGTATCTACCGAAAAGATAACAGATTACCGAACCAACTATTTCAATTGGGAAAATATAGATAAACCTCTTAGAGCGGTTAGTTATTATACATTGGACGAATTATTAGTATTATGTAAAAATTCATTGGTTAGCGCGATTGATGATAAAAAAAAGACCAAGAAAGATTTGTATGAAATGTTAGTTACATATTTGCAATAATATTAAAATTGATTTGATTTCTATATAAAAAATATGTATTTATTATATAGAACGGTAACAACAACAACAACAATACAAAAATAATATTATGACAACTATAAAGAAAAAATATGAACCCAGACAAGAACGAGTTGTTGCGCCATCTATTCAATTCGATGAATTGGTGAATACATTTTGGAAAAATGATCCACATATAATAAATTTTAAAATGAACCACGAATTAGAAGTTAGATTTGGTACTCGTGGTATTAAGCCACTTACTAAAATTGATTTTGATAATGTGATACGTACATTAAAATCATTTGGGTTTACGTGTTCAGATGAACAAGGGTCGTATTTACTACGTATTCAAAACGAATATTTGGATCCGGTATCTGGAAATACACAAATGTCAAGAAATATTAGAACAGAAATTGACGGATTTCATTCAATTAAAGAATATTGTAAGCATAATGATATTAAAAAAATGATGTCCGATGTAATTAATAACGCCTTCATTAATTTCCAAAAAAAAACACAGCATAAAAATAAAAATACAGATGAATTTATGCGCCCTGTTAATTTTGATGATTTCAATTTCAGGGTTTCATATCAAACGGAAGAACATATCCCCCCCACTAATAAAATTGTACAATCTTTAGTTGAAACTTGGGAAAGGTCTAAAAAAGTTTTCAGGTATATTAACCGTGTTACATTTAGTCATCCTGATATTCCTATCAATGTAGACATTAGTATAGTAAAAAGTTCTAGTTTGGCGAACGGAAAAAATAAATTTCCTATGCCTGTATATACAACAGAAGAATCGGGCATCTTTACTAATCCAGAAGTATATGAAATTGAATTAGAGGTTAATAATTATAAAATTGGCCCAGGTTCATCCTGCTCAAGTGCAAATTCATTGTTAGCGGCCATTCGTAAAACAATTAAATTTGTGTTGATGGGGTTACAAGGAACAAATTATCCCATTTCTTATCCAGAACAATATATCACATTACAAAATTATATGAAATTGGTTCACGGAAAAGAGTTTCATGCGGAACGAATTTATCCTAATGATTTTATCGGCCCTTCGTCATTTACATTACAAATTCCTAATATTGCGCCGATCAATGAAGATTCAAATCTTCCAAATATCCGTAAAAATTATACAGTAACCGATAAAGCGGATGGAGATAGACATATGATGTTTATTTCAAGTGTAGGAAAAATATATTTAATTAATTCTAATATGAAAATAATATTTACCGGAACTCAAACAACAAATAAAGATATATTTAATTCACTAATAGATGGAGAAATTATTATTCATGATAAATTCGGAAAATTTATTAATTTGTATGCGGCATTTGATATTTATTTTGTAGATAATGAAGATATCAGATCATTTGGGTTTGTCCAGACAAAACCAGAAGATTTATCGAAACGGACAAAATATAGATTACCTGCATTGAAAAATTTAATAAAGATCCTGAATTCATCTATATCTTCTGTAGTTCCCGACGATCCTATACCCATTAGAATTGAATGCAAACAATTCTATCCCAGAAATAATGTGGTTGCGGGGAGCGCTAGTGAAAATGAAGGTGAAAACAATATATTTGATGCATGTAATTATATTTTGGGAAAAGAACGGGCGGGGTTATTTGAGTATAATACAGATGGTCTTATCTTTACCCCGGCAAATATGGGTGTTGGGACAAATACAATTGGAAAACCAAGTATGAATAAAAAAGTATCTTGGGAATATTCATTTAAATGGAAACCTCCGCAATTCAATACTGTCGATTTTCTGATTACTACAAGTAAAAATGAGGCTGGATTGGATATGATTACACCTATATTCCAAGGAGGATTGGATGTATCGTCCATTGTGCAAATACAAGAATATAAAACCATTATATTGCGTTGCGGGTTTGATGAAAATAAAGATGGTTATATTAATCCATGCAACGATGTAATAAATGATATTTTACCAGAATCAAAAAATAATATAGATGATGAAAATGGAAATAAAGTCGCGGTAGTAGGTTCGAAATCAAATGACGGGTATAAACCCGTGCAATTTTATCCCACTAATCCAAGTGATATTTCTGCAGGGATTTGTAATATCATGTTAAAAAAAGACGATACGGGAATTAATCAAATGTTTTCTGAAGAAAATGAAGTAATTACGGATAATACTATAGTTGAATTTAGATATGAAATGACAAATGATAAACTATGGAGATGGATACCGTTGCGTGTAAGATACGATAAAACAAACGAATTGAGACAAGGACTTAAAAATTTTGGAAACGCATATCGTGTAGCTAATAGTAATTGGCATTCCATACATAATCCGATCACCGAAAATATGATTTCTACTGGAAACAATATTCCGGATGAAATGGCCGACGATGATATTTATTATAATAAAGGAATTGGCGGAAATGCAAGCAAAACGAGAGCACTCCGCGATTTTCATAATTTATATGTAAAACAGTTGTTATTACGCAGTGTTTCTAAAAAAGGAGATACCCTTATCGATTATGCATGCGGAAAAGGCGGGGATTTTCCAAAATGGATTAGCGCCAAGTTATCATTTGTGTTTGGCATTGATTTGGCGAAAGACAATCTTGAAAATAGATTAGACGGCGCATGTGCTCGGTTTTTAAATTATCGCAAAGAATTCAAGAATATACCATATGCATTATTCGTAAATGGAAATAGTAGTAGCAATATTCGGTCAGGGGCGGCAATGTTGAATGATAAAGCGGTTCAAATAACTAGGGCTGTTTTTGGTACAGGACCGAAAGATGAAACTAAATTGGGAAGGGGTGTTGCGCGACAATACGGGAAAGGTGAAGACGGATTTAATATTTCATCGTGTCAATTCGCGCTCCACTATTTCTTTGAAAATCCAGTAATATTCAATAATTATATAAGAAATGTGGCAGAATGTACTAGAATTGGAGGATATTTTATAGGAACGTGTTATGACGGTAAATTGATTTTCAATTTATTGAAAAAACAGAATAGTATAGATTTATTTGACGGAGATACTAAAATATGGGAAATTAAAAAGGAATATGATCACGACACATTTGAAGATGATGCGACTAGTTTGGGATATAAAATATGTGTTTTTCAAGAATCTATTAATAAATCATTCCCCGAATATTTAATTAATTTTGATTATTTACATCGTATTATGGAAAATTACGGGTTTAAATTGATTACGCGCGATGAAGCCAGATCTATTGGATTGCCAGAAGGATCGGGGCTTTTCGGAGAATTATTTAATCGTATGCTCGATGAAATAAAACATAATAAACAACAACATCTTCGATATGGCAGTGCGGCCGAAATGAATGCACTTGAACGAAAAATCTCGTTTTTAAATAGATATTTTGTTTATAAAAAAATAAGTAATGTAAATGCGGATAAAGTTGCGGCGAATTTAGTAGAAGAAGCAGTAGAAAAAGGAGTGAATATAAGACCTGTAAATAAGCCCGCACTAAATAAGAGTGTTAAAAAAACTAAAAAATTGGTGATTGTACCCGCGTCATCAAATAAACCCAAAATTCGTAAATTAAATAAAAAGTTGGTTATTGTCGGAAGTAGCGGGGATAGTGGTATTGGTATTGGAGATAGTGGTAGTGGAGATAGTGGTAGCGGAGATAGTGGTAGTGGAGATAGTGGTATTAGTGCCGGAGATAGCAAGGCATTAGAAGAAAAAGAAGAAGAACTCAATGCAGTAGAAGAAAAAGAAGAAGTCAATGCAGAAGACGTAGATACAGAAAATAAAACAACGAAAAGCTCATACAAATAATACAGACATACATTCATTGGGTAATTTAGCCGTAGACTCTTGGCGGTAAGAAAATCACGTAAATGTTATAAACTTTAACCTACATCGTACCGCAAGTGACACATGTGTCATTCCACTACGCAGTAGTAGTGTTTAGGCGCGCATTCAAATATTTTATGATCATACGTGATCATAAAATATTCATAGTAATACCGAGGAAAATCCATAGGATTTTCCGGTATTATGAAAGTTAACGAGTCTATAAATTAGAATATCTTATACTTTCATGGAGAATTTATAAGGATTTACAAGGATTTTTGGAACGGTGTGTAAATATTACACCTTTTCGTAGGTCATAGGACGCCCATCCGAATACATATGTATGTCCCCATATTTACTATATTTTGGTTTCGCGTAAAAAACCAAAGTAGCCTGTACTCTGTTTGGCCTTTCTATTATCATTTGTAATCGTGCCACTGCATCCATTACATTATATATTTTTCCATCAGCTAATCCGCTTTTTTTTATTTCTTTTGTGCCATAATCAGTATTATATACTACACTCTTCATCATATCTGATATAGTAAGATTTGCCCACTCAATGTCATGTCCGTGATTAGAATTTAAATCATACAAAGTAAACGGTATAAATATATGTTATAATATGTAATATAATAAATGAGCTATTACATATTACCTAAAAAAAAATATATCATTGACATAAATCCAATATATCAAGACCAAGACCAAGATCAACCGTATCCATGTCCATATGTTTCACAAACACTTTATTCATATTTACACGATTCGTTGAACTTATTTCGGTTGGATAATGATGAATTATCATTATTATATAAAATGGTAAATCCCTACGAATTTATTTTTTCAATTGTTCCAGGATATAAATTATCCATAGGCAAATTAAATCCAGCATCTAATACATTTTATATATTACTGGAATTAATTACAACCTTTAATTTGCTCTGCACATTTAATCGTAATATAAAAACGGCATATATCGGAAATCCGATTGAATGTTTGAATATGTTTAGAATGGAATATAATGATATAAATTATAATGATGCTACATATGTCACACCCAAAAATATAAACGCGATTGATTTTTTTTATTTTGATATTGAAATGGATAATCTAATTTTTATATTGAGTCATATTCTCACATATCAGAGTTCGGATGGTGCATGTATTATAAAAATAGATGCGTTATTTAATAAACTTGTTTTAGATATATTATTTATATTATGCAGTTTGTACGATAAGGTATATATCATAAAACCAAATACAAGTAATATTATATCAAATGATAGGTATATTGTATGCAAACAATTTAATTTAAATTCGTCGGTAAAATCACAATACGAAGCATATAATACCAAATTGGTTATGGCAATAAATAATAGTTGCATTATCTCATTATTTAATTGCGATTTGCCTGTTTATTTTTTAAATAAAATTGCAGATTCGAATATAATTATAGGACATCAACAAATAGAAAGCATTGATCATATATTATCCATATTTAAAAGTAAGCATAAACACGATAAAATCGAAGCATTGAAGAAAAATAATATCCAAAAATGTATTCTATGGTGCGAAAAATATAAAATCCCATATAATACAATTACCGGAAAAATAAATATTTTTTTAAAAAATCGGGATATTAAAGAAGCCGATGAAGCCGTAATTATTGAAAATGTTGTGATGGTGACCGGCGACGATGATATTGTTGCAGTCAACGGAACAATTATCCCGCGCTATTTTATGGATTGTCCGCCAGGATTAGAAGCAGAAACGCCGTTATTTGCAACAGTCGGTCCAGCAGATAAACTACCCGAATTAGTAACGGATTTTGAAAAATAATCGTCCGATGATCTAAAACATGTTTTTGGATTATAACTTACTTGTCTAAACATAATAGGTAATGCCGGATTACATGCGGGAGTTTTATCCTTATAAATAAACGGATGTTTATTATTATTATATTTATTTTTTTCTACTGTAGTTACCGCCAATTTAAAAGTTCGAGTACTACTAGAAACCCCTCCTTCTGTCGCAAATTGAGGATTACTTGGTTTATAAACCACTAATTTACATCCTCGTGGATTACTTGGTCCAGTAAGTGCCATACCATAATAAGGATTTGAAATAAATCGGTCAAATATTTGTACCGCTTGTTCCGTATTAGTTAATGTTTTGAGATATTCAGCAAATATTTGAAATGTCTGTATTTGCAACGCATAAAATCTAGCAATTTCACTGCTCGACAAGATATTTGCATTATTTATATATCCAAATGCCGATAACACTAATTCAGATTGACTATATCCGCTTAAACTTGTATTCGGATAACAATTGGCGATATATGTATTTGATAATGCTAATGGTGAACCGGGTTTTGCGGATAATAACATTTTTTCGGTAAGTGCCGGATTATTCTGAAGTGCTATTCGGTTAGCTTCCGCCTGATTACTCGAATAAAAGTTGAAAACTTTTTGATCATATGTCTGGCATCGATTTTGTCTATATTGTTGCAATGTCGTAAAATAATTCTTTTTTAGATTAGTACTTGCTGGCCTAACACGCAATAATGCTTTTCTCGCTTCATTGCAACAAAATGAATTTGGGCGACTGTATGGCGTATTTGTGCTTACGGGTTCCGGATTATTAGTAAGATATGGTTCCGGGTAAAAATCTGTTACGAGTCCGATGCCGTGACATGTTGTGCAATCCTTATCCATTTGCGCTGCTTCATTTAGCTCCGATGGCGGATTATGTTTAACAGAAAATTGTCCAGGTCGGTCAATTAATTGTCCGATTAATGAATATGATTTAGATGATTTTGATTCTCGATCTGTATTCACTGTTATATATTGCGCCGGATTTTCCGGATTTACGATAATTGTTTGTTTTGGCGTGGTAGTTGTACCTTTACGATATTGCCATTTTTGCGGTCTTGCTAAACCAAATTTACTTGGATAAATATTTGTATAATCTTTATTTGTAAATGGACGTATATTTCCGGCGGTGATTGCAACTGGATTACTGTATAATCCGGCACCTTTCCAGCTTTCATATCCTCCTATATATGTTCTATTATTATATGATCCCATCCCTTGAGGATAATGTGATGCTATTTCAGACATAGTTTTTTGAGGGATTTGTTATGTATATTATTATAGGATTATATTATTTTATTGTATCGTAATATAATAAAACAAAACAAACAAACAAAACAAACAAACAAAACAAACAATAATGTTAGTAAATATTCTCATCTTATTATTTTCATTATTAATTTTAGTTCAAGTTATTCATTATTACACTTCATCCAATTTTAGTTATATTGAAGGATTGACAAATGGTACTGCTACTGCTACTACCACAAATTCAAATTATATACCGTATGATCCTTCAGATGCAACTAGTCCTAATAGTGCCAACAATGCCGCTTTAACATTAGCGCAACATAATGCTCAGAATATCACATATTTGAATAACCAACTTTCTGAATTATCTACATTACAGTCTGAAGTTACCGATATTAGTAAAAATGTGGTATCATTAAATCAACAGGTACAGGGATTAGTTCAACAACAGGCGGGATATGCACAGGGTATATCAAATAATCAATCTAAATCTAGTGCTGCGGCCAGTGCAGCTCAACAAGAAAATGCGATCAATGCTCAGAATAGTTAGTTGTCGGTTATTGGTTATTGGTTATTGGTGGACGGATGATAGATTGATTGATAAAAAAATATAATAAATATATAGTATAGCGTATAACTAAAATATAATGTCCAGTTCATTTCAATCAACCACATCAAATACAAATGCTATGGGTGCATCTTATCCGTATTGGAAAAATATCAATAACCCCGATGAAATTGGAATGACTGCAAATGGTAGTATTGCCGCATTAGGTACAGATATAGATGGACTTATTTCATACGTCGAATTATTAGTTACGGGAACGGGCGGTGCAAGTAAAACGGGCCAGCCTTTAGGCAATAAATATTTTCTACAAACTGCCGCTAAATGTACTCCTAATGTTTGCCCTAATGCGAGTCCTGATGCCAGCTGTAACCCGGTAAGTCGATACATTTATGTGAATAATGTTCCTGGTGGAAATATTCCTTTTATATCTGCTGGAATGGGACAAAATTTCTCGACGTTTAGAGGATTAATTCCTGGAGCTATGAGTGATTTGAATGTATTGAATCCGGGTCCTATTTTTAGCGCATTTACCGCGGGAAATAATCCTCCGTGTCAAGAAATTACGTTACAAACCATTGATATTAATAATAATGTAGGAACAGATACGCAATTTGTTACGCTGAATGATATTAAGGGTATGGATCCATGTAATTTTGGGTCAGGTGGTAACCCATTGACCGGTCAACCTTGTAAACAGGCATTTACGAATATATCTTCCACTGCATCGCCACTGTCATATGGATCAGTAGATTTACCCAAAGATCCGATCGTCCAGATATTTTTTATCAGTAGTGCTATATTAGCAATTTATATGATTTATTGTGTTATGCTAAAACATCGTCATATGTAAACGGATAAAGTCAATTTATTACGAATATAGATAAAATATTTGATGTATAGTCGTAAATAAGCAAATCAATCACCATAAAATATTTCTGCTTAAATTATTAGCAGAATATTTGTTTTGTTTCCAATCACCGCGCATATATTTAGTACGCGTAAGGTAGTTTTTTCTACGTTTTTTATCGTGATGTTTGGTATAGTCTTCATAGCCCATTTGACCGAAGTTAATCCACTTATTGTTTTTAGGGTCGAAAATTTTGTACTTTTTTTCGCGATTATTTGCCGGATATAGTTTTGCCGTCTTTCCCAAATATATGTACGCCTTTTTTTGAGCAGTACGCGGCGTTGAATATAATCGAATTCTTAGTGGATATGTTTTTCTTTGGCTTCCAACAGAACTATGTACTTTCCGTGTCTTATTTTTGTGATGCATTCAATTGTTATATAATATAATAATATTATTTTAGTAAAAATATTATTATTTTTTGGGTTATGGTTTTTATGGTCGTGATTGCATCGGGACATCGATGCTGCCAACTGCACCAGGATATTTACCATACGCGCCTCCCCGATAATTTCGTCTACTCTTTTTATTTTTACCTTTATTTTTGCAGGTCAGATGTTTTCTAAAAATATCGACGATATTATTCATTTTTCTACTGATATATTTACGATTTAGTCGGATATGTGTTTGCATATGTCTTCTTCTTTTTCCGCCTACTTGACCTTGTACTAGTGTATCTGGATGATCGTTGCCCCTAACTTTATTAAAAAAATTACCAACATGTTTACTAACACGATCCCACCAACTAGCTGGCTCCACTGGTGTGGTAACGCCATTAGTACCTGATGGGGCGCCAGTAACGCCATTAGTACCTGATGGGGCGCCAGTAACGCCATTAGTACCTGATGGGGCGCCAGTAACGCCATTAGTACCTGATGGGGCGCCAGTAACGCCATTAGTACCTGATGGGGCGAGCAAGTTAGATACGGTGCCTTTTACATCGCTTACAGCTCCCTCAACAGCGGTTTTTGCGCTTTCGGTATAATGGTCTATTTGTTGACCCACTGTTTGCTCGTTATCACCCCCTTTCTGAACTCGTCTACGACTTCCTCTTATTTTTCTAGACACTGACCGTTTAGATCTAATTCTAGATTTTCTTGTCATGCAATAATAATAAAATAATAATAAAATAATAATAAAAATTTGTGTATAATATATACTGAGAAAATATAATAAAGAGATGGCGATAAAATCAATTATAACAATAACAAAAGGAGAAAATATAAAGACAAAAATAAAAATGAATGTTTTGGTTTACGGAAGTAATGGATGGATCGGTCAACAATTTCTAAATGTTCTTGATAAAGAAATTCTGGCGAATCCCAATGAACTTCAATATATACAAGGAAAATCACGAGTAGATAATTATGATACATTATTCCAAGAAATTATCCAACTAAATCCAACACATATCATCTCTTTTATCGGCAGAACGCATGGACAAATTAATGGTAAAGTATTCAGTACAATCGATTATCTTGAGCAAGAGGGGAAATTGGTCGAAAATATACGCGATAATTTATTTTCTCCTTTACTTCTCGCCGAAATATCCAAAAAACTCAATATTCATTACACATATCTTGGAACGGGCTGTATTTTCAAATATGACGAGGAACGGTCATTGGGCGGGGTGACAGGATTTACTGAAGATTCATTACCCAATTTTTATGGTTCGTCGTATTCTATTGTAAAAGGATTTACCGATCGATTAATGCACGTCCATAAAGATTCTGTATTAAATCTACGTATTCGTATGCCAATCACCGGCGAGCAAAACGATCGAAATTTTATCACTAAAATCACCCATTATTCTCGCATTTGCTCTATTCCCAATTCAATGTCCGTATTACCTGAACTACTCCCTATTGTTTTATTCATGATGAAAAGTCGGACTATTGGAACCATTAATTTGACGAATCCCGGCGTAATTTCACATAACGAGATTTTAACAATGTATCAAGAACTTGTCGATCCGGCATTTACCTGGGAAAACTTTTCGCAGGATGAACAGCGTAAAATACTGGCATCTGATCGATCGAATAATTTGCTAGATACTATTAAATTGGAAACATTATTCCCCGATGTACGAAATATTAAAGATGCTGTTCGAGCATGTTTAATGGAGTATTCTACAATCTAATCATTCTTACCAATTGTAGTGCTGCCAATGCTCCTGCAATTTCTGCGACTATATACGCCACCATTTCGGTACTTGCGATTTTTCCCGCGGCAAAATACGCGATTGCTATTGCCGGATTATACGCCGCACCCGAAATACGGCCGCCTAATAATACGCCTACGGCTAACGCCCCGCCAATAGCCAACCAATTTCCTCGTGTTGCCAATACGATAAATGTCAAAAATAATGTGCCTAAAAATTCCACTAATAATTTATGTATCATTTTCTTTTGATTGTTATAGTATATCTCCACAAAATATTTTATTGGTTTTTTGTGTTTTTGTTATTGGTTGTTTTGGTTTTGGTTTGGGTTTTGTTAATATGTTTGTCTCGGCAACGCGCCCCATCCTGCACCATGATCATTATTGACTAAACTATGATTGAATATCGAGCCTTTTTTTGCCGGCGCAACACATCCTCCAGCTCTAGCAAAACGGAGTGCGGATCTAACATCATTTCGATTATAATTCTTGTACGTCATCGGTGCATCCACCGATAATCCTTGTTTATAACTTGATTTTCCAACGGCTTGGGCTTTTCTCGTTGAAATATACATTGACGATGATGTTGGGGCAATATATTTTGTCGATTGTGATAATAAATAACTGCGTTGTGTTCCTGCATTAAACGCCGACGTGGGTTTAATCGGAGAATACATTTCTGTTCCTGTTTTTGTTGCTTCTGCATAACTCGCTGTTCTAAGATATTGACGCCGGGCATTTGAGAATTCAGATGCGCCATCTGCCACTCCAAATTGCGGAGGATTGGGATGAATTCCTGCTAATACTCCGTAATTGTGTCTTGGCATAGCAAGCGGATGGGCGTGGCGCATTGGTCCAATTACTTTTGATCCATTATACGATCCTCCCGCAAACGGGATATTGCAATAATTATTATATATAACGGTTGTCATCTTCTTATATATAGTTAGACAATTAAATTTTAATTTGATTTTATTTGCGTTATACCCGGAAAAATAAAATATTATAATATAATATTTTATAATTCGTTTATTGTATTAAAACTTTTTAAAGGATATTTTGTCTCAAAATACGATACATTATCTAAGTGTTTTACTATATCTAAAAAATTAATTTCTTCATAATCACAAACCATAATTATTTCTAATTTTTCTTTTATTTTATGTTTATCGCATAAAAATATACATTGGTCGTGATAACCATACTCAGTTTCTATATTTTTTTTATATTCTATATTTTTTACATTATTTTTAGTATCGATAATTAAATATGCATATGGGTTTTTTTCATATGTCGTAGGAATTAAAAAATCATTATTATATTGACTATTATACATTTCTTCGAATATTTTATTGTTGGATATTATTATATCACCCCACATAATAAATAATTTATCTGTTAAATACGACAGAGTGTTTAATAATTGAAAAATTGTTTCCCCGTTTCCTTTTGGATACGGTAGAGAATTGTCAACGGAATTGAAATATAAAATTTTTATATTGGTATATTTTTGTATTGATTTTTCAAATTCTATAAAACTATTTTTATAGTAATTATTTCCGCAAATAAATATATTATTTGCGTATGGTATTATATTATTAATTATTTTCATTAAAACTATTTCATTGTCCACTTCTATCAAACATTTTGGGTAATTTATATTCATTCTTTTGTTAATACCTCCTACAATTATACAAAAATCGTATTTTTCATTTATTATAATTGATTTCAAAAATAAATTTGTTGTGTATATACTGTTTACTTCTAAAAACTTAAGTTTATCATTTTCATTATGATAAATGTCATTTGTATCACTTATATATGTAGTATAATTATCATCTAAAAATTTTTTGTTATTAAAAATATTTCTTTTAGATAATCCTTTTTTAATAAATTCGATAGTTGTTTTTCCTGTTTTTATAATTTCATACTTAGTATCATCCAATAAGATGCTGAACATATTTATAAATTCATTTCGATTTTTGACGGGTTTTATTGAAATTGACATATTTTTTCTGTTTACAATAGTATATTCTTGTGTAATATCTATTTTACTAATAATACGGGTTAAATGATTTATATCGTCTTCGTTCAAAATAAAGGTGGTATCTATATATGTATCATTATTGTATATATTACCAAAATTACTATATATATTTATATCTGTGATGGGCAATAAATTTGAAAAACAGTTGTTAGTAACAATTATTCCATTTTTAATATTTTGTATTAAATTAATATTCTCATCTGAAAGCTCTAATAAAAAATTATCATATAAAGTATAATCATAATCAAATATATAAAATTTATTATAATAATTTTTGAAATGATAATTAAATATATATTTCCATATAAGAAATCCGTTATGTTGTTTATTTTTAATTAATAACGGAATATTTATATAATTATATGGTGTGGTACTTGGAAATAAGTTTGTATTCATATCATCGGAAATAATAATTTGTATATCATTTAACGGTAAATATTCATTTATTTTATCAAGTAATTCATCCCCCGAATAATTAATTATATCCTTATCATATTCACAGTTTAAAACAAGAAATTTAGATGCTTTTGATTTATTTATAGTTTCTTTAAATAATAGTGTTTTATATGTTGGTATTAAACTACTAAATTGCGTTCCGCATGAAAATACAATTATATCAGACCTTAATAATAATTCTTCTGTCTTTTTATTTAATACTGGATAGGGTTTATCAAATAGGATATCAATAATTTTATCATTTGTATCATTAAAATCTACAATACTAGCTTCGTCTAATAGTATATTCCCGTTTTTTGTAATACCGTTTAAAATTAAATTTTCATCTGAATTAACATAAATATTATTTTTTAAACCTAGATTATTTTTAATTATATTACACACCAATTCCATATCATTATTATTTTTATCTAATAAAGAACAATAAATAATATTCATAAAACTAAAATCTTCATATACAATTTGGGTTGATTGTTCCGTTTCAAAAAAATAGATAGTGTTTTCTAACAAAAAATTTTTTAATTTTGTATTATTAATAAAATTAGTATTATTAATTAATTGAACAATATACATATATGGATCATATTGGGTAAATCTGTTATTTAATAATTTATAAATACTATTATTTCCATATAATAATTTATATTCTAATATTTGATTTTTTCTAAAATCTGATATTCCAAGTGTATTTACGAATAATTTTCTCAATACTCCTGTTGATTTTCCATCATCATATCCATTAATTAATAAATTTATAGATAATTTGGGGGATATTTCGTATAATCCGGTTTGGATATTTGTACTCCCCGACCCGCCGGTAATTATTGTAATGATCATACTTTGCGGTTATTATATATATATATATATATATATAATAACTAGATTTTGGAATGGTAAATACCGTATTTTATTTTATGTGGGTATTTTACATACATCTATACTTTGTATAGTATATGCATTAGATTGATATTTGATAAAATCAATTCGTTTAAACTCTCGCAATAACCCATTAGATACAGACCCATTTTCTCCAGTAAATTGTCGCGGAGTATTTATAGATACATCTCTATTATTATAATTATTTTTATTTAAAATAAAATCTTCATATGAACAAAGTTTACGTTTCATCTCCATTAATTCATCTTTATCATTTGTATTTAATGATAATTCTAATAAAGTTGTTTTACTTTTTAATATTATATTTTTACGATAAAGTCCAATATTCATGGAGGGTAGAGAATTATCAATTTTCATAGCACCGAACCTTGATTTTTTTAAACGTGAAATATCCTCTAATATTATATTATAAAAGTTTTTCCCAATTTTAACTGTATCGTGTGTAAAAAAAGCAAAATCAAAATCATATTTATCTGGATTATTTACAATATAAATATGGGGGGTAAATTCAAAACATCTATATTTTACATTAACCATTTCTATACCATTATCATAATATACCTTATCTTCTGGACAGCCCCCAATTATAAAATGAACAAAATTTACTGGTATGTTTACTTCTAATATATTATTTATTAATCTTGGGACCTGTGTATCTAGTCCTTCATAACAAGATGCTATAAATATATGAAAATATTCCATAAAATATGTATATATTTTATTATTATACAAATTTTTTATTTGCGCGTGGTTAATTTACGCTTGGTTAATTTACGCTTGGTTAATTTTCGTTTTCGGCTTCCGCCTGGCATATCAGAGTTTTTTGATAATGCTAATTTTAGAATATTTATAATTGTTTTGTATCTTTCTCGTTTAGCATAATCAAGAGCGGTATTGTTATCGTTATTTGTAATACTGGCGTCTGCTCCACTCGTTATTAAATATTTTACACATGATAATCTACCATTCAACGCCGCAACGATAAGAGCGGTATCACCCGAACTATCTTTAATATTAACCTCTGCCCCAGCAGTTATAAGAGATTTTACGGATTTAATATGACCATTTCCAGAAGCCACCATAAGGGCCGTTTCTCCATCATTATTTGTGGTATTTACATTTGCTCCCGCACTTATAAGATCGGAAACGCATATAGTATGCCCGTTGCGTGAAGCAATGATTAAAGCTGTATCACCAAAGTCGGTTACTGCTTCTAGAACGGTTGACGCGGATTCGATAATTAATTCTTTAAGTCGAACGCAGTTCCCGTTTCTTGCCAATTGTAATGGGTTATTCATTTATATATTTCTAAATATATAAATATTTTATATTTAATATCTTCTAATTGCTCGCCATGCCGATTGACTTGCCGAACTGTTATCTCCCCCATAAGATAAATCATTGTAATTCTTATTGATCGCCTTTTGCTTCAAATATCGACTATAATCCGATGAATCGTAAACATATTTACCATTGCACGTCGATGGTGGTACTCCTGTTCCATCACATAAATCTTGAATGTGTCCAAAATGCGTTTTAAGTCCAAATAGTCCTGGCCTGCTCTGGAACGTTTGGCACGGACCGCCGCATGAATAATTTTTTCGGCTCAATAAATCCCCCGCATTATTTACCGCTCTAAATGGTGTACATATCGCCTTTTGGTAATCCAATTGACGCGCATATTTAGTATT